TAGGAGTAATATTTGCTGTATAAGCATCTAAATATGTTGGCGAATCATGAGTTCCTGTTGTGCTAATTAAATTTCCCGTTAATGTACTGCCGTATACAGACTGTACTTGCTTTAATACTGTAGGATCATGCCATTTTAATTGACCATCTGCGTCATATACTAAAGATTCGCCGGATGCTCCTTGACGCACTGGTAAAATTAAATTATACGATGAAGAAATATCTTGTGGAATAGAAATTGTAACATTAGATGTATCAGTTCCAACTTTAACTATATTAGCTAATATTTCAGTTAAATTACGATTGGTTCCAATAGTAAAGTTGTCATGTTGTGAAAGTAACTCAATGTTGTTTGTCATATATATATATATATATATATATATATATATATAACAAAAAAATATTATTTAGAATAAGATAAATTATTAATTAGAAACATTTCCTTTTATTTCTTTATTTTCTATAAGTATTTCATTTTCTTCATTATTATTAACATTTTTTTCAATATTATTAATGCCTATTGTATAGTTGTATGTTTTTGGTAATAATTCAATTGTTTTTGGCATTTTATATTAAACGCATATAATTAAATAAATTTAAATTTTAATTAAGTTCCATTTTTTCCATTTTTTCTTTTACATGTCCATATAACTTATAATTAAGTGAATGCATTAATTGTGCTGGGTGTAATGTATTAATATATTCAATTACTACTGGTTTTGTTACAATAAATTTCTTTTCTCTATTATCAATGTATTTTTTATGTAATGTATATAAATGTGTTCTAAACTCAAATGGGCAATCTTTTAAACTAATTTCTTTATTAATAAAACACTTAATATAATAACTATGTAGATTTTTTGTAAAATTATGAACTTGATTTCTATAACTTGTAAATTTATTTTTATTTTCTGGAAAATATGTTAGAAAATTTTTAACATTTTGATCTTTACGCAGTGATAAATATTGATATTGCAGTTTTGGAGTATTTCCTCTTAATATTTTCAGATTTTCATAATTAGGATTTCTCATTTTACTTCTAATTCCACTATTATGTTTAATAATAATACCCATAATTGTATAGTGAGTTTCCATTGATCCATAATTAGTGAATAGTTGCTCATAATTTTCAAAGGTTAAACTATAAGGAATATCAGCTCCATTAATTAAATGAATAAATTCTTTTTTATCTAATTCCTTAATATAAAAATTATTAATATTATATACACCAATAAGAGTTAATCTTTTATTAGTAACAGGAATTACAAAGCGATTATTTGGATGTTGAATTACAAAACTATAACAATTTTCTTTAGGTAAATTATTAAAATTTACTTGTTTTTCTCTACAAATATCTTCAAATAATGTTCTAAAGTATTCTTGTTCTTGGAAAAATTTTACTTTGCCACCAATGCTATTTTTTGTAGAAATTTCCCAATCATTTTTACTTTCATCAAAAAATAAATTAATCATAGTTCCTTCTACAAACTCTTCCGCAATACATTCATTTGCTGGGAATGTATTAGCAAAAATATTAATATTTACAGATTTTGGTGGAGAAAAAACTTTAATTTTTCCATTATAAAGAATAACTGATCTGAATAATCCTAGACTATTAATATTTTCTAAATTTAAATATTCTTTGTTATATTTAATAAAAACAAAAGGTTTATCATTTGTTGTCCAAAATTTCTTTTCTAATCCATATTTTTTTAAATCTTCATCATTAATTTTATTATTATAAATATCTTCTAATGATAAATCATAATATTTAGATAAATCACATTCGATAAACATTATTAAATGTAATTAAAATTATATCTTTAATTACATTTTATAAATGATAAAAAATTTCTATATAAAATATAAGGTAATGGTTGACCAACCTAATATAAATATACAATTAGGAGATATTATAGAAATACTATCAGAAAATCCCACTTTAAATAATAATAAATTTTTTGTAAAATATATTGATTCTAAAAAAATTACTATAATAAATATTGAAAATAATGAAGAAGAAATACTTAAAATTAATGAAAATAATGAACTAGATGAATCTATTGAAGAAATTATATTACTAAGTCGTGCTGATTTTCCTGAATATGCTAAACAAAATAATCTAATAAAAGGAACTTGGATTGACATTTATTTCAAAGGAGATATTCCATTTATAATTGTTGGCAAAATTACAGATTTAGTAGAAGATATGATTGAAGTAAAAACTTTTCCAGAAAATGAAATAATATACATTGATTTTGCTTACAAAGGTATTCCTGAGGATTTACCAATTGAAAAAATTGTTATTAGAACAAAACCTGATGCTTCTGAAGAACAAGAAGATGAAACACTTATTGGTGATGCTAAAGAAACTGAAAAGTTAGAAGAAGATTTACCAGATTTTCAAGAAGATTTCCAAATTAAAGATATAATTTTAGATGCCGATGAAATTCAAATTGGCGCCGAACTAGAAGAAATAACTCAAATTGTTGATGTTGCTGAAGGAGAGCAAAGATATGGTATTGAAAAACAAACAAATGATTTATTAGACGAATTATTATCGCAAATTCCTAATCTTCAAAGAACGCCACCTGTTATGAATGAAATACATAAATCAATCGAACGTTATAAGCAATTAAGAAATATGTACTCATTATATGATAAAAATGGTAATATAAGTGAGTCTAAAATACATGGTGAAAATTATAAACCAATTATTCAAAATCTTGTTAATTTTGATAAAAACTTTTATTGGATGATTCCAATTGTTAGAAATAAAAAGAAAATTTACGATATTGATTTATCTTTAGAAGAAGAAGGAATTAGTGATGATATATTACCTTTATCTCTAAAAAATGTTTTAGATGAAGAAGAAGAAATTATGAATATTTACAAGCAAAATGATGTTCCAGATGATGAAAATAAATATAAATACTTATATTCTTCACTTAATTCTTACTTCACACCTTTTGTTGGACCAGAATTTGAAGAAAATAATATTATAACTAAATTTGTTCAAGAAAATATTAATACTATTGTTAATAATTTAGATGATTATTATTCTTCATCAGCTGGTTCAGATGAATGTTGCCCAGAGAGAAAACGATTTTTATTTCAAGTATATAATACAGGACTCAAATATGGTAATAAAAAATTAACAAACAATGATAGTTTAACATTGCGTTCTTTCTTATTATTACCTAAAAATGTATTATTATATGATTATGTTAATTCACCTGTAATAAATATTATGCAAAAAAGTAATTTAAATCATACTTTCATACCTTATTCGCTATTACTTAATGAAAAAACATTTGTTAATACTAATATTGTTGAAAAGTTTGATAATTCAATTGATTATTCTGGACAATTTTTAAATGGAGTTCAAGAATATATTTTAGATGAAACTATAAATAATAATGATGAAGAAACATTGAAAAAATATGTTAATAATATTATTCCAAATACTAGTATTTTATTTGATATTATTAAAAATAATATTTCAGGTGAATTAACTTTACATCATGTAATGGAATATTTATCTCCTTTTATGATATTTATTGATGATTTATCAAAACCCGAATATGATATAATAACTAAATATGTAGAAGAGAAAATTAATGAATATAAAATGGATTATGCTTCTAATTATAAAACATTTCAACAAAAATTTATGAAAAAAGAAAGTGATTTACCAAGTAATAATTTATTAAGTATTTTACAAGGAAATAAAGAATTGGAGGAAATTATATACAAAAATTATGGTTTTGAAAGAGAGAAAAAATATAGTGATTCGGATATTTTAAATAAAATTACAAAATTAGATTATGGAGAATTATATTATAGTGTAATTTTAAGATTAGATGTTGATTTAAGGGGAGCAAATATTATAGAAAAATTTGTTGATGAATATGAAAAATTGTCTACTGAAGGAGAGAAATTAATAAATGATAAAAAAAATGTTTGCTATATATTAACAAATAAATATAATAATCGCACTATGCTTCTCTCTTCAAATAATAAAGAAATCTACGCAGATGAAGATTATTTAAGCGAGCAAGAGAGAAAAAGTGATTTCAAAAAGTTAGTAAAAGATGGAAATTATGCTATATTAAATAATCCTGATGGAACTATTGAATATTATATTCGCAAAAAAAATCAATGGGTGAAAGATAGTAAAATTGTTAATGAAAGTGTATCTATTCAAGAAAACAAATTATTTTGTAATTTACAAAATAAATGTATTGCTGATTCTGATGAAGATAATACTTGTGTTCCATTAAAAAATGAATTAAATGAATTAAATAAAGAAAATCTTGAATCTATAATTAATGAATTTGAAGATACTTTTTCAATAGAGCAAAATAAAATGATAGAAGTTATTGATAAACAAATTCAATATAATGTAAATAAAATAACATTATTAAAATCATTAAAATATCAAGAGCTCATTAAATATAATAAAATATACAATAAAATAGCAGCTGGAATAGAAGTAAGAGAAATAGTAGAATCTCCTTATGAAAATTTACGCGATTTAATATTGGGACAAAGTGATTTTGTTAAAAAACAATACGATATTCAAAAATTTGCTGTTAATTTTTGTAGAGTTTCTCTCGACAAGGAAGATCCTTATTGGCTTTATTGTATTAAAACTAATGTAAAATTATTACCAGCTTTTATTAGTAGATTAGCTAATACTTTTGTATCAAATGGTGATTATTTATTAGAAATAGATAAAGTATGTGCTGAACAAGGAACAATTAGTGAAGATGGTGATCATTGGGTTGATAAATATAGTGGTTATATAATTAAAAATATTGATCTTGATACTGAAGAAGGTTTTACTGAAGAAGGATTTAAATTAAAATCAAGAGAAATTATGGAAAAAGATTTGGCTGATGCTGTATTAGTTGGCGAATCAAAAATAGAAAAAAGTAGCTCACCTGAGAGAACATTAATTATAAATATTGTTAAATCAATGGCACAATTTATGGGAATTAACTTAGAAACACAGTATGATTTCATTGTTAAAAATGTCATGATTATACATGATTCTAGTATTCCAAAAGAAAGTGACTACAATAAAATGATTGAAAAAGCCGCGCAATAAGGCAAGAAAAATTTACCAACTTATAAAGATACTGTTAATTCATCTTATCTAATTTTAACCTTAACTTATATGTTAATTGCTATTCAAATAAGTATTCCATCTATAAAATCACGTAAAACATTTCCAGGATGTATCAAATCTTTTGATGGATATCCTTTAATGAAAAATAATGATAAATCAGGATTAATATATATATCGTGTATAGCAAACAAAATTAAAAGTTCTACAGAACCATGGGATTCTATTAAAAAAATAAATGAAGCTGGTATAGCAAAAAGAATAGAAGCTATTATAGAAAAATTTGTTATTGATGATGTTCCGATGAAAGAATTATTTAATGAAAAATTAGTATATTTGAATCAACAAAATAAAGAATCTATATTGCTTGAAAAAGATATTGAAAATGTTTGGATTAATTTTTATCCTCCTTTACAAGAATTAAGTTTACCAAAATTTTCTAATGTTAGTGATATATTTAAAAAACAATTAGTTGAAAATATTTATGCTGGTTCTAACTTACAATACAATCAATATTTAGTTTTAAAAACTAAAAGTATTCTGTTTTCTCTCTCAATACAAGAAAAAATTCAAAAAATTGTTGATAAGAAAACTGCATTGATTACAAATATGGCTAATGAGCCATTCTTAGAAAATGCGTGTTGTGATACTGATTATATTGATACTTTAAAATATTTTACAGATATTAATGATTCTATTTTGAGTGATAATACTATTGTAATTGATCTAAATAATATAATTTACGATTTAAATTCTCTCGCAAGAGCACCAACATTTTTAGATTTACGGGATACAAAATTAAAATATCCCGTTTTTAAAAGTGGTTTTAGTGAGGAAACTATTTATCGTGCTTTTATTGTATATTGTAAATATAATACTAATCTTGTTATTAGTGATGAATTGAGAGAAATATGTATGCAAAGTCCTGATGATTTTAATATAAATGCTTCAATTGAAGAAAAAATAGAACAATTAAAAGAACATGGTTTAAATTATGACCAAGAACAATTAAATGATTTATTAAATATTGTTAACTATAATAATAGAGTTACATTATATTTAAATCCACCAGTTGTTAATAATATTGAAAAATTAAGAGAGATTCTTGATTATATGTCTAGTGATTCTATCGATAACCGATTTATAGATGTGGAATTTATTGAAAAATTTAAAGATATGTTAGATACATTTGATATTAAACAAGACAATGAAAATAATGAAACATTGAGAGAAATGAAAAATTATTTAGCTGTAAAATGTGATGAATTATCATTAAAAATTATTGATTTTGTAAAACAAAATTCCAAATTACCAAAACAAAAGCAGAAAAATTTTGAAGATTGTTTGCTTAATATAACAAAATTTCAACAAATATTTCAAAATGGCGATGAGAGAATAGATAATTCGGTTTATAAAATGATTTTATTTATAAGAGATGCTATTCGTAATTTGATTGCTGTGTTTCCAAATATTATTTTGAATAAAGTAGATTATAAAAGTGTAAGTATTCCAAAACATTGGCAATTGTCTGATAGACATAAAGCGGATGTTAGAGATATTATTGATAAATATTATAAGCCATTATATCAATTTTATGGGGACGATGAATATAATGAAATATTAGAAAAAATACAAAATGTTTCTAATAGTTTCTATCTATTAGGAGAATATACTAACTATATTGCTTCGATATACAATAATGATGAAGAAATATCTAGTATTTTTGATTCTCGTGTAACTAATCTTCTTTTCAAATATTACTTTTTAAATATTATAAATAATTACATTGAGTTAATAAATGACCAGTCATTATTAATTGAAGATTTAGAAGATGGAGAAGAGGAAGATGGTTTAAAAACAGAAGTAGAAATAGAAGAAGAAGCTCAAGGTGTTGTTGATGAATTTGAAATAGTAAGAGGAGAGAAAAAACAATTAGAAGTAAAAATAAGTAATTTACTTGTTGAATATATGAAAATAATATGTAATTCTAAGTCTAAATTAGATTTAAATTATCAATCAATTAAAGATAAAATATTACGTTCAAAAGAAAAAGAAAAGAATGATATTACTGAAGATTTGAAAAATTTAACTGATGAAGAGAGAGAAATACAAAATCTTTTCAAAAATAATAAATTAGAAAAATGGAGCAAAGGTTTACAAAAAGGTTTGACACAATATGTTAAAGAAACTTATGATGAAGAGCGTGATGCTCTTGAAAAACAAGCATTAAAAGAAAGACAACTTGGTAGAAGAAGTGATGTTACTGATATGAATAAAGATATTTATGCTTTAGATATAGATGATCATGCTCAATTAGTTGAAGAAATAGATAATGAAGTTAACAATTTAAATGAATATCTTGGAGAGAATTATGAAGGAGATTTAGATGGTGATGAATTTTATTAAATATTTAATTTTATAATTATTAAATATTTATATTAACGAAAAATATGATAATTATTAGTAATAAATTTTAATGTATCAAAATCTTGAAAAATATTTGGTGTTTGACTTTTCATAAAATTAATTTCTACAATATCCATACTATTTATATCATATTTTAATAAAGTATCAAATATGAATTTTGCTTTTAAAATATTTAAACCATTATGAACTTTTGTATTACAAGAATTGAAACTATGATAATCTAAAGCATCCACATCAAAAGAAATATGAACTTTATTATTTCCTATAAATTCTTTTAATGTTTTTTCTATAATTTCGGGGGATGCTTTAGAATCAATATATTTTATTTTTTTCGTTTCAATAATTTGCTTTTCATATGGATCAATGTCTCTAATTCCAATATACAAAATATCTTCAAAAGGTAAATTAATATTATATTTACTTTTTTCTAATCCAGTTAAAAATCCAAGAGGCATACCATGATAATTATTACTCATAGAACTTTTTTCAGTATTAATATCTGGATGTGCGTCAATCCATACTATTTTCATTTTAGGTTTATATACAGCATTTATTGTTGAAATACTAATAGAATGATCACCTCCAATAAATAATGAATTTTCTGGATATTCTTTACAATTTTTGTAAATTTCATCTAAGTTTGTAAATAAATCATTTCTTTCTGGAATTGAAATAGTATTTGCGGAGTTGATATAGGGTTCTAAAATACTAGGTGTGTATTTAGTATCTATATTTGTATTTCCAAACCCATGTGGTATTAGTAAAATATTATTAAAAAAACATTTAAATGATAATAGATTCATCACTATGTTTATTACTCGTCATTAATTATATAATTTTAAATGTTTTTAATATATATATTCTAGCATTATTGTAATATATATTCTAAAAATAGTTCATATATAGATATTGCTGAATTAAACCAATTATTCCTCCAAAAATACAAGCTAATATATATTCATATAAATATGTTCTGTATAAATTTTTTACCATGTAAGTATCAATTTCTTTATATCCAAGATTTTCATAATAACCTTTAACTCCTTCTCCTGAAATTACAACAATACCTTTGTAGAAATGTTGTTTTGTAATACGCTCTGCCTTACTAATTAATTTTTTACCAATCCCTTTATGTTGTGCTGCTCCATTATTTTTATCACCTACAGCATTTACCTGACCATAAACATGTAGTTCTCTAATTAAAGCGTGGTTTTTAATACAAGTAAATACTGGATTATGATTTTTACAATTTGGTAGTCTTAATCGTAAAAATCCAAATAGTGCTTTCTTATCCCAACTTTCATATGCAATAAAATATTCTTTTCCATCACTTTTATCAATACACTTTACATTAATATTAGCCTTCTCATTATAATATTTAATATGGCGACCTATCTCTCTACTTCTAATTTCCATACTGTGAAAATTCTCTTTTTCAAAACTATTATCTATCATTTGTCTAAGATTTGAATATGGATTTCCTGCTTCAATATATGAAATAGGAATATCTCTTACAACTCTCGGGAGTCGAATATGAGATGGACATGATTGCATTGAATATTTGATAACATCAATTAGATCATTCATATTTTTTTCAGAATATGGAATAAATTTTCCTGCTTTATACCATTTTTCGATTATAGTCCAGGGTGTAACTTCACAAGGATAAACTTTTACCTGATCAGGATGAATTACATTATAAACATAATCAAACATATCTTTATCCATTTGTGGTGTTGAATCTGGTAAATCTGGCATAATATGAATATCAATTTTAAAGCAATTTTCTTTTAACATTTTGATAGCAGTAATAGCCTGTTCAATCGTATGTCCACGATTAATTTTTTTAAGAATTTTATTATTTACATGTTGAACTCCTAACTGAATCCGTGTTACACCCCAATATCTAAAGCGTTCAATCCAAATATCATCAATTGCGTCAGGTCGCGTTTCAATACAAAATCCAATAATGTGAACCTTAGCTGTTTTATTTATTTCTATTTCTTCTGAAATATTATATGGCTCACGTTTTGGGCTACTATCAAAGAAAGTATTTGCTGAATAAAATATATCTCTGTGGTATATTTCCAGATAGTCTGGTGGATATTCTGTATATGTTCCTCCTTCAAGAATAATTTCTAGTTTATCAACGGTATGACCATTCGCATATAGAACATTCATTCTAGAAATCATTTGTTCATATGCTTTAAACCCATTTTCATTTGCCCGATGAACAGCTGGTTCATGATATAAGTAAGAACGGGGTTGAGCTTGCCAGTTATTACCTTCGTGTGCTGGCTCATTAGGACAATAATAGCAATTATGTTTACAACTAAATGTTTGGCCATTTGGATGAGGGGACATTACTAATGTAATACTTGTAATTCCTGAAATATTTCTACTAGGTTTCTTTTGTAGAAGCATTGATAGTGTATCATTTTTTTCAATTTCTTTATTATTAATCATATCTTTATAGACAATAACCAAGTCCATTTTTTTCATTTCAATTCTTCTTGATCTAAATGTAGAACTATAAATTTTAATAAATTCTTTTCGAATTTTTGACAAATCCTTTTTATTTGATATATAATGTGTAGACCATTTATCCAATTCTTTTAAAATTTCCTTATAAATTGTAATATTTTCTTTGCTAATATCTCCACGGCACATATCTTCAAAGTCTTTAATATTTGTAATTTGTGTATGAGAACACATTTTATTATCTTGAATTAATATTTAAAATAATAATAAAAATTAATCAATTTTAAAAAAAAATTGACATTCAAATAAATTAATAAAAAATAAATACTAAAAAATAATGGCCAGTGAAACACCAATTAATATTAATATTACAAAGGATATGGGTGGACAAGAAAATAATCAATACAATGAGTTCAAGGACTATATTATCAAAAATAATATAATTTTACAGGAAGAAAATAAAAATCATATTGAAACTATTTCTTCTCTTAAAGAAAAGATTGAAACATATGAAGAAGTTGAAGATAAATATGATAATAGAATGCGTTATATGAAAGGTCTTCTACAAAATTTAAATGAGCTTAAAAAAGATTATACAAGAATATCTTCAAAAAGTGAAGATAAAGTGAAATTAATACAAGAATTACATAAAAAAAATAAGAAAAATTATTATGAAATATACGCCTTTTTACTAGTAATAAATTTACTTACAATTATTACACCATTATATTTTGTAAATCTATTTGTTATGTTTTTACAAACAAGTGCTTCAATTATTTATATCTATTCTTGCTTTAAAATTAAGAATAATTATGAATTAATTAAAACCAATTCAAAAGAAGCAACTAATTCAGTTAAAGAAATTACATTAGAAATTAGCAAAATCAAAGAAGTAATTAAAAAAGCCGAGGAATCGTGTCTTTCATTAGATAATTGGATTTGTGAAGTATAAAACTAATAAAAATATAATATAAATAGTTTAAAAACGTTCATATATAATATAGTATAATCATGATGCCTGTTGCTATGATTGTTTCCATGTGCGCATTTACTCCTAATGTTAAACCACCTACTAGTTTCAAATATTATGGAGATATTAAGCCTCTAAATTATTTTGATCCTCTTAATTTTTTAACTCCAACCAAATCTAATGAAAAAATTAGCGATGAAGCTATTAAATATGTAAGAGAGGCTGAACTTCAACATGGGCGAATGGCTATGCTTGCTAGTGTAGCTTTTCCTATCATTGAAAAAACAATGGATAAAACAGTTGCTATTGACTATCTTAGTGATAGTGATCTTCTATATCAATCGCCATTTTGGGTAGGAATGCTTGTCTTCGAAACTACACGCATGGCAGTTGGATGGCAAAATCCATTTTTTGCTAAAAATAAATCAAAGGCATTTCGTCTAAAAGAAGATTATCAACCAGGTAATGTTTTTGGATATGATGTTGATAAAGTAACAGAGTTTCTATATGAAAGTGAACTAAGTAATGGTCGTATTGCGATGCTTGCTGTTGCGGGTATTATGGGTAGTGAACTTCTTACTGGACAATCATTTTTTTAAATATAAGATTATTTAATATAAATTAAATATTTCTTCAAAATTAGTAAAAAGTTTACATTTATCATAAATTAAATATAAGTTTCCATCATTATCCCAATCACATACTATAACTATTATTTTTACATTATTTTCCATTGCTTTTTGAACAGCATCTTTATATATTTTATCATTATTAGAAATCATAAACTTATTTATATCATTTCTTTGAATTACATAGCACATGTAACACTCAGTTATTTCTTTGCTACTATTATCTTCACTATTATTTTGACATATTTGAGAAAGTTCTTCAATATGTTTAAAAGCACGTGGACTTACTAAATCTGTCTTTTTTTTTCTATAACCATCAGGAAAATAAGCAATATTATTTTCTTGAAGTGGAACTGATTTTACTTCTAAGATAAATTTTCTATTATCTTGTAATTCACCAGCAAAATCAAAACGAGATTTATTGAATGTTACTTGTTTCTTATATTTTTTGATATTTATTAAATTACTTAACAAGTTATTTTCAAAAACTAATTCAACAATTTTCTCTCCATGTGATGGATCTATTCCCACCAATGAATTATTATTTTTACTATCAAATGAAATTATTGATCTATAGCTACATTTAATTTTTTCATTATTTAATGGCATTCCATATACTGTTGATTCTTTTTCACATAATCCACAACAACCCAATGATGGTGTATGTATCATAAATTCATTTTTTTGTGAATCATCATGAATAATAGCATCTCCTACGTAAGGAGTTTTACAAACTTTTGATGGTCGTTTTATAATTTCTATTTTTTTCAAATTATTATATGACAATAACAAGATTTTCATAAATAATAATATAATTTTCAATTTAAATTATATTATTTTTGAACTTTATATTATTTAATAAGTTTTTTATCAATTTTTCTTGAAAAATAAAAAAAGTATAAGAATTAATATCATAAAAAATACAAATTTTATTGTATTAAATATGTCATTTGCTTTCATTAATCCTTTTAAAAATGAATTATTTGAATCATTTATTTTTCTTCGAAAAAATATAGAAAGTAGTGTTATACTAACAATAATCACTATTCCAATTAAATTCGCCATATATATATAATTATATTTTCTATATTATCTATTAGATTTTTATTCACTTTATCAACTATAAAATTATTATTGTCTATTAATTTTTTTCTCAAAACATATAGTTCGTATAATGATTTGTTATTTAAACTATAATGATGTAATGGTAACAAACTAGTATTGTAATAATTATAATAAGCTTTCATTATTCTATTATTTAAATATATTTACAATAAAGTATATTTATATTATTTTATCAATTTTGTTAATATTATTATAATTATAATTTCACTTTAAAAGAAGTCACAATATAAAATATTGAACTTCTCTAAATCTCGTTTATCAATTGTATTTTTCTTTAATAATAATTTTGCCAAGTCTGTAAAATCATGAATATTATTTTCAATAATATCTACGGCAGCGCTTAAAGCGAATTGAATTAATGAGGCAACTTCTCTATCTATCTTACTCTTTGAATATTCACTTAATTTACTTCCTCCATTTGCTAGTTCTCTACCTAAAAATGGTTGATTACCGGCTGTTGTATCAATAACACCTACGTTATTATTGAGACCAAATAAATTGATATATTGTCGTGCGATTGAATCAGCTTGTTTTAAATCTCCTGAAGCACCAGTTGTAATATCTAAATTATCAAATTTTTTGAATAATTTTTCATCATGATAATTTGTCGGATCTAGATTATGTTTTCTTTTAAATAAAATTATTTCTGCCGCTCTTCCTCCTAATGCTACAATTAAATTAGCTAGCATGTATTTTTTTGTTGGATAGCTCTCATATTGCTCTTTTGGTGTAAATAATGTATAACCTCCCGCGCCACCTTTATTAGCATTAATTGTTACTTTTCTAACATCATAAAAATCATTAAATAATTTTGCCATTATTGTATGTCCGGCTTCATGATAAGCAACTAATTCTCTAATATCCTTATTTTTTGTTTGACTCTTAGATGGTAATCCAATTGTAATTTTTTCATATGCATCTAACATACATTTTTTATTAATTTTTGTTAAATTGTATCTAAGCGATAAAATTGCTGCTTCATTTGCTAAATTTTCTAATTCTGCTCCAGAAAATCCACCTGTTAATAGTGAGATTTCATCAAAATCTACACTTTCATCATAGTTTTTATTTCTAAGATGAATATTTAAAATTGCCTTTCTTCCGTCTCCATCTGGTAATCCAACTAATACTTTACGATCAAAACGTCCAGCTCTTACTAATGCCGAATCTAAAATATCAGCTCTATTTGTTGCTCCTAATACAATAATTCCCTCTGATTTATCAAAACCATCCATATTTGTTAAAATTTGGTTCAATGTTTGCTCCCTTTCATCATTCCCAGAATTAAAACCTGTTCCACGTTGTCTTCCAATAGCATCTATCTCATCAATAAAAATAACACATGGTTTGTTTTCATTCGCAATTTCAAATAAAGATCTTACACGCGCCGCACCAACACCAACAAACATTTCAATAAACTGAGACCCACTTACAGAAATAAATGAAACACCAGATTCACCAGCAACTGCTCTAGCTAATAATGTTTTTCCAGTTCCAGGAGGACCTTCTAGAAGAATACCTTTTGGAATTTTAGCTCCTGCATTATTAAATTTATCAGGATCTTTTAAAAAATCAACAACTTCTTGTAATTCATATTTTGATTCATCACATCCAGCAACATCCGCAAAAGAAACATTTACCATTTCAGCATTAATTAATTCTTGTTTTTTATTAAGCATGTTTACAGGATTTCCCATTTGAAATCGCGAAAATACTGTAGATAAAATTAGATAAATTAAAATAATTGGAAATAAATTACTTAGAATTCCGCTAATAAAATTACCATTATCAATAATTGAATATACATCAAAATTAATATTATTATTTTGTAGTGTATCAACAACCATATTACTTAATTGTGGAACTTTAGTTGGAATATAATGTAAGTTATCAGGAAGAATTAAATTATCATAATGTTTATCAATAGCAATAATACCATTAATATTATTATTTTGTTCAATTAATGAAGCAGAATCAATATTATGTTTATCAATATTATCCTGTAAATCATTAATTGTCCAAATATTTCCAAAAGAATTTTTTGATGCTGTAGAATATTTTTTTATAATTTCAGCTGGTTGATAATTTGTTAATAATGGTTTATTACCAATATTTAAACAAGTTATTTGCTTCAATAAAAACATAATACATAATAATTTCATTTATAAATTATTATTTATCTTTTATTCTTAAATTAGTTTAGAATATATTATAAAATGTAAAAGAAAGTAAAAAATTATAAATTTGTTATATTATAATATATAAATGAGATCAATAATCAGAAAAAATAGATTATCTACATCTATTATATTATTTTTAATAATTTTTATTACTATAGTTCAATTCAAACCTGCTTTTCTTTTTAATAAAGATGGTTCTATACGTAGTTTTGGTTTAGGTAAAAGTAATACTTCTATTATACCTGTATGGCTATTTGGAATTTTAGTAGCTATATTATCTTATTTATTGATTTTATATTTGACTTCTTTTAATATTATTTAAATGAAGAATAAATTAATCTGTAACATAGTATATTCTCTCTTCATCCTTTTTGCTAATCTTACCATCTTTTTCTAATTGTCTTTCAAAATCAGCATGGCGTTCTTGCATTTGTTTTACATCACTATTACATCCTTTAGATACAATATAATTAGTTGATGCTGTTATTGTTAATATACCAGTTAATAAATACCACATTGACTCTGATATGATATCTTTCAAACATACAAATCTATATAATCTTTCTTTCATATCAGGTGTTACACTATTTTTGAATAATCCACCTTTCTTCATTATATTCCATAATTCATTAAATTTATCATAATCACTATTAAATTGATTTAATATTAAAGAAGGATCAGATAAAGAATCTGAAATAAATTTAGCTAATTCTTTACTATTTCCAACACTTTGTTCTGATATTTTATCTTTCAAAATATCTTTTAATAATTGTTCAGAACCTAATAATTTAGTAATACCATAACCAAAAGTATTTGAAAATGGAACTAACCACCCCTTAAATACTAATAAAATCATAAACAATACACCAAAAATTATTATCCATGGAAATAATGTTGTCATAAGAGCAATTCCCCATTGATTACTTCCACACATTGTTTTAGTAATTCCTAAATTAACTATGAATTGTATTATAATATTACTTAATAAGTAAATTATGAAAATTATATTTTTTTTAAATTTATCTCCACAAGAAGCATATTGAAGTGGAATAAATATTAATAATGTTATTATAACAAATATTAATACAGATGACGATGGATTATATATTGAACCTTGAGAGCTGAAAGCAATAACTATTGTTATCCCTATAAATAATGATAATAAAATAGAAGGAGATAATATATTCATATATAGATATTATTAACAAATTATTTTATTTAAATAAATTATTAATGGAAAAAATTACACCATCATTAATAGAAAATAGCACTAAATTTTATTTAAGAAGTGCTTTAAAAGAAAGTAGAAATATTAAAAATAAGTATATTACTATAGGTGTCAATATTTTTTTATTTATATTATTTATTATAGTTATTGTTGGTTTTTTATTATATAAATATAAAGGAAAATTAACACCTGAAGAAAAAGAAAAGAAAGATAGAGAGAAACAAGAATATTTAATTAATATGATGCAAAAATATTCTATAGAAAAACAAAAAGAAAGCCAAAGTTTAATTACTAATTTACCATTAAATCATCCACAGATATTTTGATTTAACATTGATATAAATTTTTCTAATTATTAAATTAATATAATTAATTTTAATTATAATTATATTAATAAATATTATAATAATGGATGATAATAAATTTGAAACTGCCTTTAATGAATTTTTTAAATTAAAACATTTATATGAAGAAAAAATTAATAAAGCTAAGAATATTATTATAAAAAATCCAAATTTGAATTCTCAAGAGAAGAGAGAAAAATTTAAATCATTGAAAAAAAGATGTATTAATTGTGGAAAAGAAGGCGGAACTACATTTAAAATATATGATAATATTTTAGAAGCTAAATGTAATGCTTCAACACCATGTAATTTACATATTAAATTACAAAGAGCTAAAACCAAATTATTAAATAACTACGATGAAGAATTATATAATGAAATAATGGAAAAAAAATCAAAAATAATTGTAAATAAATTAAACTACTTATATGGTTATGAAACAGAAAAAAATACATTAGTAAAATTTAATACTATTAAAAGCGAGTTAATGAAGTTAATTAAAGATTATGAAATTGTTAATACATCTTATAATAATATTGTTAATAGCGAAGATAAAATAAAGATTATTAGAGAGAAAAAAGATGAATTATTTATTTTAATTGAAAATATGAAAAAATTAATTAAACAATCCATGGAAGAAGAAAATGAAGCTTTCTTAAAAGAAGGATTAGAAATATATGTAAATTATATTCAACCTATTACAAAAGAATTACTTAATATTAAATATGCTAATAATTCAATATTAATAGAAGAAAAAGAAAAAGATAAAAAACTTTATAAATTAATTCAAGAACCATATACTTTAAAAGAACTTACATATTCAATTATTGGACAAGATAATAAAATTTTAATTAATAAAAAATAGTTTTATAATATATATGTTAGGGAAATATATTAATTTTCCAGTATTTTTAGTTTCTCTCGCAATAGGTATCCTTTTTATATATTTATTTCAACCAGAATTGAATGTAATTTATGTTTATCCTACACCTGATAATCAAAACAAAATACTCTATAAGGATAAAACAGATAATTGTTTTAAATTTAACGCAGAAGAAGTAGATTGTCCCGATGATAAAACTAAAATAAAAAATATACCAATTCAATAGTAAATTATTATTTTCATTATATTTATATATATATAATGAAAACTAAGATACAAGAACTTTTACATAGTAAAGCAGGAAAATATATGTTTTCTATTATTTTAGGAATTGGATTAGCTAGTTTATTTAGAAAAGCTTGTAATTCAAGAAATTGTTTAGTTTTTAAAGCACCAGCATTTTCTGATATTAAAAATAATATTTATAGTTATGGAAATAAATGTTATAAATTTACACCTACAGCTACTAATTGTAATAAAAGTAAAAAAATTGTAGAATTTGCGTAGGTAAAAAAAATAATTAATAATTAAAATATATTATAGATGACTACTAATCAAGAAACTACTAATATTGATGAATTGCCTTCTAGTAATGTTAATAGTGTCCCCGTTCAAAATGTATTTAATGAAAATAATACCGAAAATGTTAAAATGCCAAATTATGGAGAACAATTAAATTCTGAACAAGAAGTTGCTCCCGCATTACAAAATATTGATTATACAAGTAAATTAAATTCAACATTAAAAGATATTGGTAATGGCAATCCATTACAGCTACCAAGCAGAGATATTCCTCAAAATACAGCTTCTATTAATAATGACGTAAATGTTCAACCAAATTATATACCACCAAATAATAATGATTATATCGCAAATCATATTACTCCAGATGAAATAATACAACAAAATAGAGAAAAAGAAGTTATAAATGATAAAACAGAAGAATTTTATGAAACAATTCAAATGCCAATATTAGTTGGATTATTATTTTTTATTTTTCAATTACCATTTATTAGAAAAAATTTATTTATTTATTTACCATCCCTCTTTAACAAAGATGGCAATCCTAATCTCTCTGGTTATCTTTTTAATAGCGCTATTTTTGCCTTATTATATTTTTCATTTACATACATATTAAAGTATATATCAATATAAATAATTATTAATTTATATATTAATGTAATAATTATTCTACAGTATTAGTCATTTCAATTTCACTATTTGAAGTTTCATTTATTTTGTTAATTAATTCATTCTTTTTTTCTATTGTTTTTTCTAATTCTGTCTCTGTTTCTTTATCTAATTTTTCTTCAGTTGTTTCATCTTCTTTTTTTGTATCTTCTTTGTAGATATTAATAATAAAATGATCTTCAGCAACATCAGGAAAGCATTGACCTTTATCTTTAAAATTATTTTTAAATAAAGTTATTGAATTTCCACTAACAGAAGGAGCATCTTGTTGTAATCTTTCATATTCTTCTAATGCCCATGTTGTTAATACATCAGATGGATTTCTATCAAATCTAGACATACCCATTTGAAGAGTCATTTTTCTATAATATGAACCAAATTGTTTTGCTATCATATTATGTTCAGCTGCTTTTTCTTCAGCATTATAGAATTTTTTAAATGATTGTATTAATGTTGATAATAATCCAATACCACCTACACCATAAAGAAACCCATTTTTAATATTATCATCTGTAACATTGGTAGCTATTAATGATAAGGTTGATGCTACACCTGTTACTAATATACCTGAAATAGAAAGATTATCAGAAAATTTTTTCCATTTTCCACCTGTATGTGAATGCATAAATCTTAATCCAGCTGCTTTCTCTCCCCAATGTTTCATTAATACTTCCATATTATCTTTCCATGATGCCGCGTTTATTTTTTTTCTCATGTCACCTAAACGAGCACTAGTTAAAGCCTCGATTTCTTCTAAACCTAGATGTTCGGTTTTCATATAAAAATATAAAATATTTTATTTTTTGTTATTAATTCATTTATTTTATATAAAATAATATATAACACTATTATTCATAATAATTATTAAGATTATATAGTAAAATATATAAATTATGGTTTCCTTCTAGCTAAAATGCTATTTTTTTACATTTTTTAATTCTTCAAAAAATTTTCGAAAAATGGACAAAAAAAATGTCCAATTTTAATTTTTCGATTTGAGAATTGTAAAAAAAAACGAAAAAATGAGTTTACAGCATAATGGTCTATTTTCTATTTTTGAAAAATAAAAAGTGTTACTGAAAGTTTTTTATAATTTTTTATAAAAAGTATTTAGGGATTTTTTGGTCACTATATATATGATGACTAATAATGACTTTTTTGTCCAAAAAATCCCACTTAAATTTTGCTGTGATAAATGTAACTATGCCACGAGTGTAAAAAAAGACTTCAATAAACATTTAATGACATTGAAACATAAAAATCGTGAAAATAGTGACCAAGAAAATAATTTGTCCCAACCTAAATTATTTATTTGTAATTGTGGTAAAAAATATAAATATAAACAGGGGCTTTCACTACACAAAAAAAAATGTCAAGGAGAGATAAAGAAAGATACTGTATTAATACCAGATAATAAAGATGATATGAAAGAATTAGTATTAAAATTAATTAATCAAAATAGTGAACTACAAAAAACAATACATGATTTAATACCTAAGGTTGGTAATAATAATAATAGTAATAATACAATAAACAATAAAAATAAATTTAATATTAATGTCTTTTTAAATGAAAAATGTAAAGATGCACTATCAATGGACGAATTTATTAATAAAATAGAAGTTTCGATGAAAAACTTATTAACAACAAAAGAAAAAGGGCAAACACAAGGAATAACAAATATAATAATGGAAAATATGAATAAACTTTCTCTATATGAAAGACCATTACATTGTACAGATAAGAAACGTGAAACATTATATATAAAAAATAATGAATGGGAAAAAGATGAAAATAAAGAATATATATACAAAGCATTAAAAAGTGTTGAATCAAAACAATTAAAAAATTTAAATCTTTGGTTAAAAGAACATCCAAATTATATGAATAATCCAAATGAACAAGAAGAATTTGCTAAGTTAATGAGTCATTGTGGAAAATCAGTTGAAGATGGAAAAGAAAAAATAATAAAAAAATTATGTGAAAATGTATATATAGAAAAAATAGAAGATTGAAATACTTTATAAAATAAATAAAAATATTTATTTAATAAAGTTTACAGTGTCCTTCTAGCTAAATTGCTATTTTTTTGCATTTTTTAATCCGCGAAAAATATTTTGAAAATGGACAAAAAAGTATGTCCAATTTTTAAATATCGATTTGAGAATTGCAAAAAAAAACGAAAAAACGACTTTAGACCATAATGGTGTAATTTCTATTTTTGAAAAATAAAAAGTGTTACTGAAAGTTTTTTAATTATATTCGTAAATAATTTAGGCATTTTTTCGCTATCCAATATATGGATAGTATGGATAGTAAAATGGATAGTGAAAATAATGTATATAAATACGTATGTGAAAAATGTAACTTTAAAACGTGTAATAAATATAATTTTTCCAAACATAATTTATCTCTAAAACATAAAAGACAAGAAATGGATAGTAAAAAATGTGAAAAAATGTATTATTGTAATTGTGGAAAAAAATATAAATATGATACGGGATTATATAAACACAAAAAAAAATGTCAAGGAGAGAAAAAAGAAGAAAATACAATAATACAAAGTGATAACAAAGATGATATGAAAGACTTAGTATTTAAACTTATTAATGAAAATCAAGAATTAAGAAAAACAATTACTGAAATGATACCCAAGATGGGAAATAATAATAATAACTTAAAACAAAAATTTAATATTAATGTATTTTTAAATGAAAAATGTAAAGATGCATTATCAATGGATGAATTTATTGATAAAATAGAAATATCTATGAAAAACTTATTAACAACAAAAGAAAAAGGTCAAACTCAAGGAATAAGTAATATAATAATGGAAAATATGAATAAATTATCATTATATGAAAGACCATTACATTGTACAGATAAGAAACGTGAAACATTATATGTGAAAAATAATGAATGGGAAAAAGATGAAAATAAAGAATATATAAATAAAGCATTAAAAAAAGTAGAAAAAAAACAATTAAAAAATATACAATTATGGTTAGATGCTCACCCAAATTATATGAATTGTAGTAATCAACAAGATGAATTTGCGGAATTATTGCGAGAATGTGGAAAATCAATAGATGATAATAGAGAAAAAATAATAAAAAATCTGTGTAATCAAGTATATTTAGATAAAGAAGATTGAAATGCTTTATAAAATAAATAAATATTATGTATTTTATAAAATTATGGTTTCCTTCTAGCTAAATTGATTTTTTTTTACATTTTTTAATCCGCGAAAAATATTTTGAAAATTGGACATTTTTTATGTCCATTTTTGAAAAGTCGATTTGAGAATTGCAAAAAAAAACGGAAAATTGAGTTTAGAGCATAATGCTCTACTTTTTATTTTTGAAAAATAAAAAGTGTTATTGAAAATTTTTTACAATTTTTTATGAAAAAGATTTAGGAGAATTTTATGAGCATATATTAAGAATTATGCTCACTGAAAATTCTGTAAAACTCACAAATAATTTTTATTGTGAAAAATGTGATTATAAATCATGTCGTAAAAATGATTTTAATAAACATTTACAAAGCAAAAAACATAATGCTCAAAACGGCTCAAAAATGCTCATAGAAAATTCTCTTTATATTTGTAATTGTAATAAAAAATACAAACATATTCAAAGTTTTAATCGTCACAAAAAAAAATGTCAAGGAGAGAAAAAAGAAGATATTGTATTGATACCAGATAATAAAGATGATATGAAAGAATTAGTATTAAAATTAATTAATCAAAATAGCGAATTACAAAAAACAATACATGATTTAATACCTAAGGTTGGTAATAATAATAACAATAACAATAATACTATAAATAATAAAAATAAATTTAATATTAATGTATTTTTAAATGAAAAATGCAAAGATGCTTTATCAATGGATGAATTTATCAATAAAATAGAAGTTTCAATGAAAAACTTATTAACAACAAAAGAAAAAGGGCAAACACAAGGAATAACAAATATAATAATGGAAAATATGAATAAACTTTCTCTTTATGAACGACCATTACATTGTACAGATAAAAAACGGGAAACATTATATATAAAAAATAATGAATGGGAAAAAGATGAAAATAAAGAATATATATATAAAGCATTAAAAAGCATTGAATCAAAACAATTAAAAAATTTGAATGTATGGTTAGAAGAACATCCAAATTATATGAATAATCCAAATGAACAAGAAGAATTTGCCAAGTTAATGAGTGAATGTGGTAAATCAGTTGAAGATGGAAAAGACAAAATAATAAAAAAATTATGTGAAAATGTATATATAGAAAAAATAGAAGATTGAAATGCTTTATAAAATAAATAAATATTTTGTATTTTATAAAATTATGGTGTCCTTCTAGATAAATTGTTATTTTTTTTCATTTTTCAATCCGCAAAAAATATTTTGAAAATTGGACATTTTTTATGTCCATTTTTGAAAAGTCGATTTGAGAATTGCAAAAAAAACGAAAAATTGAGTTTAGAGCATAATGCTCTACTTTTTATTTTTCAAAAATAAAAAGTGTTACTGATAAATTTTTAATTATTTTTGAAAAAGATTTAGGCTCTTTTTTATGTAGTATATATATACTACAAATGACTACAAAAAACGAGCAAAAAAGAGCAAAAAATGAACTTCATTGTCTATGTTGTAACTTTACTACGTATAAAAAAAATAATTTTGAACGTCATATTATGACATCTAAACATCAAAGACTACAAAATACTACAATAAAAGAGCAAAAAGAGCAACCAGACGGTAAGAAGTTTGCTTGTGAATGTGGAAAATCATATAAACATCATTCCAGTCTTTATAATCATAAACATAAATGCAATTATAAAAGTAATACAGATTCAAATGCTAATAGTATTGAAAATAATGATATTAATAAGAAACTGGATGATACAATGAATTATAAAAATTTATTTTTTGAATTAATTAATGAAAATAAAGAAATGAGGAGTATGTTAATGAATCAGCAAAAACAAATAACTGAAATTATTCCAAAAATAGGAAATAATAATGTTATTAATAATACAACTAATAATAAAAATAAATTCAATATTAATGTATTTTTGAATGAAAAATGTAAGGATGCGATTTCATTAGATGAATTTATTAATAAAATAGAAATATCTATGAGCGACCTAATTACAACAAAAGATAAAGGTATGATAACAGGAATAAGTAATATAATAATAGAAAATATGAGTAAACTATCATTATATGAAAGACCTTTACACTGTACAGATAAAAAACGTGAAACAATATATATTAAAAATGAAGAATGGGAAAAAGATGAAAATAAAGAACAAATTAATAAAGCATTAAAACAAATAGAATCAAAACAATTGAAAAATGTTCAAGTATGGTTAGATGAACATCCAAATTATATGAATTGTTCAAAACAACAAGAAGAGTTTGCTGAGCTATTACGCGAATGTGGTAAATCAATCGAAGATAACAAAGAAAAAATAATTAAGAATATTTGTAATGAAGTATATGTTGATAAAGATTAATTCTATAATTTTTCAATTGGAATATTGTGTTCTTCACTAATTTTTTGACAACATTCATCATTATTATAATCATTGATATAATATATTTTTTTAATCCCAGAGGCAACTAATAACTTCATACAATTAAGACATGGATAGTGAGTTATGTATGCAAAAGCTTCATTACAAGAAGCTCCTCTTTTAGCACAATCACATAAAGCATTTTGTTCTGCGTGAACAGTTGCCACTTCATGACCGTTTCTAATAACTTGTTCATGTGGTGCTCCAGGTAAGTAACCATTATAACCTTGAGAAATAATTCTATTATCTTTTACTAGAATACAACCAACATGTAATTTTTTACAAGCCGAACGTGTAGCCGTAATTTCTACTAGTTGTTTATAATATTCGCTCCAAGATGGTTTATTTTCCATTATTAATTATTAATTATTCGTAATAATTATTTTAAGTTATTATCATTATTATTATAATATAAATGGTTAAAAAAACAAAAATAAATTTGAATACAATAAATACACATATAAATGCTCTAATTGATAATTTAGATGATAAAAGAATTTGTAAAAATATAGATTTAGTTCTAGATGGGGGTATATTTAATGGAGGTTATCAAATAGGATGTGTTTTATATTTAAAAACATTGGAAAAGAAAAAAATTATAAATATCGAAAGAATATCAGGTTGTAGTATAGGTTCATATATAGGTTTTTGTTATTTAACTAATAATATACAAGAATGTATTAATAATTATGAACAATTATTAAAATGTTATAGAGAAAATAACAATTTTAAATTATTCAAAGAATTATTATATGATATAGTAATTAAGAAAGATTATTCATTAGATATAATAAATAATAAATTTTATATAACTTATCATCAAGTAAAAAATACAAAAAAAATAACAAAAAATATTTTTGATAGTAAAGAGGATTTATATGAAAGTATAGTTAAATCATGCTTTATACCATACATGATAAATGATGAATATTATTATAAAGAAAATTATTTAGATGGGGTTTCACCTTATATTTTTGAAAAGAGTGATAAAAAAATTATATTTATAAGATTATTATCATTAGACAAATTATTTGAATCTTTTATAATTAAAAATGAAAATAATATAATAACTAGATTATTAAGTGGAGTTGTAGATATTGATAATTTATTTCATAATAAAAAAACTCAATTTTGTTCATATATAGATAACTGGAAAATGAATGATTATATAATGATAAGATTAAGGAATATAATTGCTATATTAGTAGTTTTTAGTATCGAGTATATTATAAAATTTTATAATAATATACCGGAAAAAATAAGAAATTCATATATTATAGAGAACATTCACATAATAATTAATTATATTTATAAAGAATTTTTAAAAACTCATATTTTATAAACGTAACTTATATCCAAAAAATTTACCTCTTTTATTTTTTGTTTTTTGTAGTTTTTTGCCTTTTTTTTGCGTTCTGCGTTTATTATTTTTTTTAGTTTTTTTAACTCTTTTATCCTTGCTTTCTTTTTTGTCTTTTTCAGAAGGAATATAACGTAAAAAGTATCTATCATATTCTTCTGTTCCTCTTTTATTTTTTAATTCTTGAAATCTTTCAGTTTTTTCAGCTCTTATAGATTCCATTGTTTCTTGTTTACCATAACAATTAATACTAAAACGTTTTAATAAACCTTTTTGTTCTAATCGATTTCTTGCTTGAACATTAAATAAGTATTGCGCCATGCAAAGTAATCTATTTTTATCATAATATGGGCGATTGCTGTAATAGAAAGCTAAATAAAAACTTAAAATAGTATCAATAGTCGCGACCTTAATATTTCTACCTTTAATTTTGATATTATTATAACTGTGACAAGCTAAAGGTTTATATATAAATGCGACTGTATCATTATCTACAATAATTTCATAATGAGGTGCTATTATTTCACCAAAACCAGATTTTTTAAGAATAGTTACATTATTAATTCCATTACCTTTTAATCGTTCTTTTGTAATTTGAGCGGAACGTGCTGGATCTTCAGATAATATATCAAAATCAGGATATTTTTTAAGGAAATTTTCTTCTTTTTTACCCATGTATTTTGAATATAAAGATATCGCATAACTTCCAAAGAAAACAAGACCTTGATCTATAAAACTATTTCTGATAATATAATATAATTTATCACTATCTTCTTTAGTATCATTCTCAAATTTTCTGGCAAAATCTTTTGGATCACAGTTGTATCCTCTAAGTGGATAATGTTTATTTAATAATATTAATCTTTTAAGAACTTTTTCCCATCTTGAAACATCACCTTCGGGTCTTGAAAGTTCAAGATACATACTCATTCTTAAAAAATTAGGTGGAGCATACATAATTCCATTAACATGAATTGATTCCATAGAGATGGCCTTGAATAATTTATCTTCAAGAAATGTAATATCAGCAACTGGAATAAAGTTAACATATACTTTATATGTTCCAGTATGAACACCTGCTTTTGCTTCAACTTCAGTATAACCTTTTGAATAATAAATATCAGCTAATTCTTTGGCATGTTGTAAAGCATTTGGAGAGAAAAAATCATAATCAGGTATTTCAATATTTTTATTATAAAATTGATCTTGTTGTGGAAGAATGTTATTGATAGCTGTTCCACCATAACATACTAATTTTTTAGATTTAATAAAATCTTCAACAATTTTAATAATTGTTATAATTTCAGGAGAATTAGCAATACGTTTTCCAGCTCTTTCCTCCGCTTTATCAACAGCTTGTCTTAATATATCTAATTCTCTTTCATTAAATTCTTCTTTAGTATATTTTTTCATTAATATATAGAGAGAAAAATATACGAATTATATAGTAAATGAATAGAAATCACTTTTAATTGGACGAGGTTTGTATGAGTATTTTTCAGGAGGAGGTGCAGGTTGATCAACAGTAACAGGAACAAATCTAAGATTTTCAGGTTTTAATACAAAAGCACTATTATTTTCACTGAAAAATAAATCGGCAAATTCTAAATTAGCATCATAATTTTGATAAGCCATAGCAATAAATTGACAACCATATTTTTGACACATAGAAAAATTAGGGTTTACTGGATCACCAGATTTGTCTGGCAAAACAATGGTGATATTTCTTTTATTAAAATCAGCAAAATTATAATCTTGATTATATAATACATCTCTAAATCTAGTTTGTCTCATAAAAACGCTACCACTAGCAAGATTTACAAGTTCATCAAGTTCGGTTTTTTGAAAAAGAGGATTATCTCTATTAACAATAATGATAACCTTGTTATAGAATTGTTTAATTGGAAGTTTTCCTAAATTTTGACCATTGTTTTCGTAACTATAATTAATTCCTAATAATTTTGATTGTAAAGCACTTTTTAATGAGTTATACATTTCAGTATATATTTTTGTATTGTTTGAATTAATTCTAAAATGTAAAATTAATGGATCATCGGGATTCGGACAATTACTGTCAAATGCATTTTGATTAATAATATCTAAGGCATCAGAGAAGGATACGTAGTTAAATGTTTCTTTTAAATGAAAATCATTTTGAGATGATGTGGCGATAACAGGTTTATCATTTATAGAATAAATTTCAAAGTCTAGACATCTAACACCTTGTTTAATACATGCTTCTAAAGCACAAGTATTTACAAAATCATTTTTGAAATTTCCTGGACTACAAGCATTGAAGGCAGTTTTAATATAATAGTCTCTTAAATCATAATCTTGATTATTAGAAAATTTCAAAGATTTTATAGGCGGATAATTTTTATATAGTAATTCCATTTTAGTACAATTAGCTCCAGTAGAACCTTTTAATCTTAAAATACTGTAAATATAATATACAATACCAAAAACTATAGTTATAAATATTAATATTGAAACAATAATAATAATTTGATTATTATTCATTTTATTTAAAGTTTTTTTGGTAGTATCAATAACATTATTTTTTATATTATTGGCAGTATCCATATATAATTATAGTGATAAAATAGTTAAATATATAATTAATAATAATAATAATTATATATAAATGGGAGGAGGTTTATTAAATTTAGTTGCTTATGGTAATTTAAATGTTATTGTAAATGGGAATCCTTCAAAAACTTTTTTTAAAACAACATATGCAAAATATACTAATTTTGGTTTACAAAAATTTAGAATTGATTATTCTGGTCTAAGAACTCTTCGTTTAAATGAAGATTCAGTTTTTACATTTAGAGTTCCAAGATATGCTGATTTACTAATGGATACTTATATTGCGATTAAATTACCAAATATATGGAGCCCTATACTACATGAAAATGATGAAAATAATCAAATACCATATGAATTTAAATGGATACGTGATATTGGAGTCCAATTAATAAAAAAAATTAGATTAACAGTGGGAGGGCAATTAATACAAGAATTTACAGGGCAATATTTATTGAATATGGTTGCTCGTGATTTTCCGGAAGCAAAACAAGATTTATTTAATCAATTAATTGGAAATGGTAGTAAAGAATTTGGTTCTCAATTAACAAACCCAGCTTTTTATGGTGGTAAATCAATTTATGGAGCAGGTAATAATGGTGTATATCCAAGCGCTATTTATATTCCTGAAAGTCAAGGTGGACCCCAGCCATCAATAACAAGTGAGACTATATATATACCAATAAATATATGGTCAACTTTATCAAGTAAAATGGCATTTCCTTTAGTTGCATTACAATATAATTATTTACAAATTGAAATTGAATGTAGACCGATAACAGAATTATTTGTAATTAGAGATGTTTTAAGACCAAATATAGATGATAATAATAGGGGTAAATATGTTAGACCAGATCAAAATATACCAGCATATCAGTTTTATAGATTTTTACATCCACCACCAAATAATAATTTAAATGAAACAAATAATGACGTTTATATTGATAAAAGAACAGATTGGTTTGCGGATATTCATTTAGTATCAACATATGCTTTTTTAAGTGATGATGAAGTAAGAATATTTGCATCTAAACCGCAAAAGTATTTGATAAGAGAAGTTCATGAATATGATTTTTACAATGTTACTGGAAATCAAAGAACTAAGATTTATTCAATGGGACTTGTAGCTAATTGGATGTGGTATTTTCAAAGAGATGATGTAGATCAAAGAAATGAATGGAGTAATTATACAAATTGGGAATATGGTGTTTTAGAACCAGCAGGCCCTTTACCTGGTCAAGCATTTCCTAATAATAGACCATTTAATCAAGGTTCAATGCCATTAGGAACATATGGAGCAATTAGACCACAAAATCAGAGGGATATAATGTTAACATGGGCTTTACTTTTTGATGGAAAATATAGGGAAAATCCATTTCCAGCAGAGGTTTATAATATGGTAGAAAAATATATTAGAAATGGTTCTTATTCAGAATCTTTTCTTTATTGTTATAATTTTTGTTTAGATACAAGTCCTTTTAATTTACAACCTAGTGGAGCAGTAAATTTAAGTAAATTTTCAGTTATAGAATTTGAATATTCAACATATACCCCTCCAGCTGATGCAAATGCTCAAACATTAGTAGTATGTGATGACGATAGTAATCCTATTGGTGTAAATAAACCAACATGGAGACTTTATGATTACAACTATAATTTACATTTAATGGAAGAAAGATATAATATATTAATATTTGAATCAGGTAATGCTGGCTTAATGTTTTCTAGATAAAGTTAATAACCATCTAAATCATTCATATATTCATCATAATCTAATTGATCTTGATTTCTATTATCATATCTATCTCTTCTATCTTGATAATCGCGAATATTGTGTCTATGCCGTCTATTGTGATTAAAATCTCTATTTATTTTTCTATATCCATATTTATTATAATTATAATCTTTATCATTCTCATTATTATCATCACTATTATGTTGTTTATTTGACCAATTTTTTTTATCATGATGATAGATATGATGGCAAATATTTTTATCGCAAAATATTGAAATATTATCACCATCCTTATTTCTATCATTTCTATGTTTTCTATGTTTTTTATCTTTAGATTTATCATAATCAGAAGTGCTTGGTTTTATAGGTCCACAAGCATTAAATGAATATGGTCCACAGTCAGTGAATACTCCAGTAATAGAAGGTCTACATGTAAAATTTCTTGTAAATTGAGATGAATCTTTATCGTATTTTTCAATTTTTTCATCATCTTCATAAACATAATGTTCCTGTGGATTATCGGCTATATCTAAACCTGATTTAGCATTTGTCCATGGATGAGTTGATATAAAATGAGCAGGAACCTCAATGTTATTTATATTTTTAGATATAGTATTTTTTTGCGAAGTATTATTTTGTTCAAAATTTTCTTTTTTTGTATAGCAATTTGTTAAATATAAGAAAAAGAAGAGAAATAGTAAAATTAAAGATAAATAAAAATATAATTTTACATTTTTATTATTAATTATATTATTTATCATATAATTAATACAGAGATAATAAATTGTATATCTAATATATATATGAAGTATATATTAGATAATGTTAAATATAACAAAATTAAGGAAAAGGTAGATAAAATAGTAATAAATCCTGGTGAAATTTTAAATGAGTGGAAAGAAAATAGAGGTTATATAAATATATATAAAAAGAAAGAAAATAGAGATAATAGTAAAGCAATAATTTTTGTTCATGGTGGAGGTTTTTTATGGGAGTCGCCAAATGAAGAATCTTATATATTTTTTTGCTATGTTTTATGTGAATTGACAGGATATGACATATATTGTCCAGATTATGTTCTTCCACCGACAGAAACATATCCAGCTCAGTTAAATGATATAATAAAACTAAGAAAATATATTCAAAATAATTATAAATATTTTTTATTAGGTGGAGATTCAGCCGGTGGTTGTACAGCATTATCATGTTTGTTAAAATATAATGAGTTATTTAATGGTGGATTTTTAATTAGCCCATGGTTAAATTTATATTGTAATACTAGTTCTTATAAAACTAGGGCTTGGTGCGAAAAAATGAAAACCGGAGATCCAATATTTAAATTGCCCCCAAAAGAGAATTCAAAAGAATATTACAAAGATGCTAAAATATATTTAGGTAATGATAATTTATTTAATAATAAAATTGCTAATCCATATTATGCTTCAGAAAGTACAATAAAAAAAATGCCACCTTTATTGATTTTAGTTGGAGATAATGAAACAATAAGAAATGATAGTTTAGATTTTGCTTCAAAAGCACAAAAAGTTAATAAAAATATTTTTGTATCACTTTATGATACAATGTGGCATGACTGGTTACTATATACTGAAAATAATTCGGGAGAATATGGAATAGATGGTTATTATAATATTAGTGAATTTTGTAAAGGTGTTACAAATAAAAGGGCAGAAAGTTTTGAGAAAAATCATATAATGAATAATGTAAAAGTTAATATTGTATTATAAATTCATTAAGAAAATAGAAATGGATGCAAAAACTAAACCAATAATTTGAGTATTATTTAAAGGTGTGTTAAACATTGCCCAGTTTAGAAGACTTTGAGTAGTTGTATATAAATTACTTATAGCATCAACAAAACCTGGATTAGGAGAATTCGCATAACCTTTATATAGAGTAATTAATCCTGAAGCATTAAAAATTGCCGAACCAAAAACAAATGGAAGATTTTTAATATTTGTTAACAATTCGTGAATATCTTTATTATGATTTTTAAAGAAACCATGATTATATTTTTTATTATTATCAAAAGTAAAGAATAAATAAATACTTAAACCAATTAAAACTTCATAAATAAATAATGATATTGTTAAAGAATTTTTATTTATATTTTTGTGTTTATGAATAATAGTATAACTAGTAAATGCAGCTAAACCATATGATAAAGCAGATAATAGACATAAAAAGATCCATTCGAAATATTTTTTAGAATAATCTGAAGATTTTTTGTTATTTTGTTTTTCTTTATTATCGAAATTTTCTTTGGTATTATTTTTTGATTTGCTATCCTTGTTACCTTTTTCTGTTTTACTATTAGTATGAGAAAGTAAAAATACTGAAAATAAATAAACAAATATACCTATTAAATTTTTAGAATTTATTTTCATATTATAGAAATAATATGGAAGAGCAATGCTAATAATTAAAGAAAAATTGCTTAATGTTGAAGCTATTCCTGGATTTATATTATCTAGTTGTTTACCCTTGCTATAAGCAAAGTAGAGTATACTATTACCAAGTAAAGATAAAAGAGCATAGAAAAATATAGTGATATTAAAATTTTTAAATAAAAATAATATATTACTAATTAAATTATGAATAGATTTTGGATTAATAAAATATAGAAAAAATGAAAATATAAATGAGAGTATAAGATAAGCAGCATGTGTTGATGTGTTTAGTGCTAAAGTATTATAATTATTTACAGATGATAATTTATATGATATTAAAGATTGGAATGCAAAAGAAAAATTAGATAAGAATGATGATAAAAGCCAATTCATATATTTATTATATATATAATAAATTATATTATAAATTAAGCATAAATATTATTAACTTGTTGGGTTACTCTAATAAATGTTGTACATTTACTCATATCTTTTATATTTTTAGCATTAATATAAGTGCAAGTGCTTCTTAATCCACCAAGATAATCTAAAACTGTATCTTCTAGTTTACCTTTGAGTTTAATTTTAATATGTCTCCCTTCAGATGAACGATAATTATTCATTTTTCCATAATGTGTTTCCATAGCATGTTTTGAACTCATTCCATAAAAAATTTTATATTTAATATTATTTTCTTCTATAATATCTCCTGGATTTTCTTCATGACCGGCAAATATTCCACCAGCCATAACAAAATCAGCTCCTCCACCAAAAGCTTTACCCATATCTCCTGGACATGTAATACCACCATCACCAATAATATGACCTTTAACACCATGAGCAGCATCGGCGCATTCAATAATAGCAGATAATTGAGGCATCCCAACACCAGTTTTGATTCTTGTAGTGCAAGCGGATCCAGGCCCAATTCCAACTTTTACAATATCAACCTTTCCATTTAATATTAATTCTTCAACTAATTCTCTAGTAACAACATTGCCAGCAATAATAATTTTATTAGGAAAAGCTTGTCTAACTTTTGCGCAAAATTCAATTAATTTAGAAATATATCCATTCGCAATATCAATACAAATCCAATTACACTCAACAACTTGAAAAATAGATTTTAATTTTTCAAAAGATTCATCGCCAATGCCAGTTGAAATCATGAATAGGTTAGGATTTGGAGAAGTTTTTTGAAATTGCGAATAATCATTAATAGAATAAAATTTGTGAAGAGCTGTGATAATATTATGTTTGCTTAAGATATTATAAATTTCAAATGTTCCTGTTGTAGACATATTAGCGGCAATAATAGGTTTACCATACCATTCTACATTACTATATTTGAATTTAAATGTTCTATCTAATTCAATTTCAGACCGACTATTTAATGTAGTTCTTTTAGGTCTAATAAGAACATTATGAAAGTCAAGTTTAATTTCAGATTCTATTTTATTCATTATACTATGTATAAATTTATAATGAATATATATTTAATATATTTTATATGTTATTTAATATAATTTTCATGATATTTATTATATATAAAATATATAATGACAGATAATTTAAATAATTTATTTGGTAGTAATTTTAGTAGTGATGATATAATAGATAAAAAACGATTAGAAAAAAATATAGATAATATACCAGATAATAATGATACACAAGAAGATCAAAGTTCACTAGGTGGAAGAATATTATCAGGCATAATGTTTTTAGCAATAGTATTTTTTTCAATAATATTTACGGTTTTAATAACAAGTAATTTGAGTTTTTTAATAACATGTGGTCGTTCTTTAACCGCAGTTGGTAAAGATGGAAAAAAGAGAACATTTAATGATTTATGGTTTCCATCATATTATTTTTATCAAGAAAATAAAGAAGTATATCCTTTTTGTCAAGGAATAAAATTAAATCATAATGGTTTTTTTAGTGGTTTTAAATTTTCTTCAGGATTACCATGGGAAAAATATAATTTTGACTTTTTATCATGGATTACAACAATGGAGCTAGGTTTAATAAGCGATTTTGTTAATTATATGATTGCTGTATCAAAAAAAACTAATGTAATTAATAATGCAAGAATTATAGATTTATTACAAATTATAGAATTTGTAATGCCAAATAATCCATTTTATAGAAATTTAATATTATTGATTATAGGAATACCTTTAATTTTTGGAATTATTATTTTATCTGGTTTATCAAGTACATTTGTATATATTTATAATTTATTAACAACAGACTTTCCAATTAATTTAATATATTTATCATTTTTAAGTTTTATGATGTTATTAATTGTTAATTTCTTTTTTCCATTTATATTTTTAATACCTTTTGAAATATTCTTTTTCCCAATAACAACTATTGTATATAGTTGGTTACTACCAGTTTCATTTATAATATTGTTATTTACATTTGCTTTTTCCAATTCTTTACTATTTAATACAGTAACATTATTTAAATTAATGTTTGCTGGATACTTAGCGGGTGGTTATAAAGCAATTAGTAAAAATGCCCAAGAAAATAAAAAAATGTATATGTTTTTTGTAGGTTTGACTTTAATATTAAGCATAATAAGTATTATAATATAACTATTATAATTTTATAACTATTTATAACTATTATAAATGTATAATATAATAATTATAATATAAAAAAATCTTAACTAAATAAATATATAATATGGGAAAAAAACCAAAAAAACCAACTCATTTAATTAAACCATTAGTTAGTATTTGTACTCCAACATTTAATAGAAGACCATTTATTAAAACATTAATAAAATGTTTTGAACACCAAACATATCCAAAAGATAAGATGGAATGGATTATTATTGATGACGGAACCGATAAAATAGAAGATTTAGTAAAGGATATTCCTCAAGTTAAATATTACAAATATGATGAACAAATGGTTTTGGGGAAAAAAAGAAATATTATGCATGAAAAATGCTCAGGTGATATTATTGTATATATGGATGATGATGATTATTATCCGCCAGAACGTGTAAGTCATTCAGTTGAAATGTTATTATCACATCCAAAAGCATTATGTGCTGGTGCTAGTGAAATATATATATATTTTAAACATATAAATCAAATGTATCAATTTGGGCCTTATGGTCCGAATCATGCAACAGCAGGAACTTTCGCATTTAAAAAAGAATTATTAGATGAACATTCTTATGACGATAACGCTGCTTTAGCAGAGGAAAAGCATTTTTTAAAAAACTATACAGTTCCATTTATTCAATTAGAGCCAAAAAAAACAATTTTAGTATTTTCTCATATACATAATACATTTGATAAAAAAACATTATTAGATAATCCACATCCTGATTATTGTAAACCTTCTGATAAAAAAGTAGAAGATTTTGTTAAAAGTAAAGAATTAAAAGAATTTTTTATGAATGTTGATGATGAGTTAGAAAAATATGATTTTGGTAAACCAATGAATAAACCAGAAGTATTGAGACAAACAAATAAAATAGCAGAAGAGAGAAAAAAAATGGTTGAAGAAGCAAGAAAAAATAATGAAGGTAAAATAATTGTAGAACAAAATGGAAAACAAGTTGTATTAAATAATGAACAAATAGTAGAAATTTTAAAACAGCAAAATCAAAAAATTCAAGAGTTAACAAAAAAAATTATGGTTCAAGAAAGTATTATTCAATCTTACAGAAATAAGCAAAATAATGATAATGTAAATACACAAAATAATAATAATGATGTTGATAAAAATAGTAAATCAATGAATAATACTATCAATGATATTACAGATGAAGATAGAGAAATTATAAACCAAATCAACAACTAAATAACTTATTTATAAAGATAACTAAAACTATATAAAAAAATATTAATAACAAATTATAATAAAATATGACAGATTCTATTAATAATGATTTAGAATATAATGTCGGTTTTTTTAATTATAAAAATAGTTATTATCCATCAAATATTGAAGGACAGCGAATTGTAGATGCTGTAACAGGGGCAGAGTATCCATGGAGGGTTGGTACTTATGAAGAAAAGCGGTTTTTTAAAGTCATGGATGCGAGTGATATTATGGATTCTAATGGTAAACGATCCTATAATAAAAGAACTTCAAATTTTCTTTATTATCAATCACCGGAGTCATATATGAAACATAAAAATGTAGTTCTTGAAGAAACTGTTATTACAGATTGGTATAATAAATATAATCTTTTATTTCCTAATGATGTATTTGATCATAAGGCATATAAAATTCTCTATTCATAATTATCTAAATAAATATTATTATTTATAAATATTTATTTAAAATTCATTATCTAAATCATATTCACTAATAGAATTAGTATTTTTATTATTTTTATCTATATATCTATAAATTCTGTTAATCTCAAGATTATTTATTTCATATAATTCTAATATATCTTGAATATTTTCGATACTATAATTACATCTTAAATACTTAAAAAATGATATAGTATCTTTTTTATCCATTGATAAAAATTTTGATAAATCTTGAAGAAATAAAGAATTGTTATATTCAGTGCTGTATTTTGTAAGAACTTTAGTAAATCGTATATCTTTAATTTTATCTATTGTAAGTGAGTTATTTTCCAAATAATTATGATACTCGTAATTGTTACTTAAAATTTTTATAATAGAACTCATTTCATTAAATTGCCAAATTTGTTTTTGAAATGTAATTCTATCTATATAATCACCATAACATGTATTATTTAAAATTTTTAAATATATTGAAATAGCATTATTTTTATTTTTAAATTTTTGTAATTGATCAATAATATTTTCATGAAATAATAAACCAATTATAGTTCTATCATTTTCATTAATTAGATAACTTTGTTCTTCAATATTATATTTATTATTTATTAGAATAGATGTGATATTTTTTGTATCATAATCTATTTTTTTACTATTATTAATATGTATAATATTCTTGAAATATTCTAAATTATTAATATTATTAATATAAAATTTATATAATAAATTTATTTTTCTTAAATTATTATTACAATAATTAATAGATTTATTTAATAATTCTTTATCATTATATAATTTAGGTATTTGATTTTTTATAATTTCTTTTATTTCATTATCTGTTGGAGATTTTAATTCAAAACTATGGCAAATTTTCATAAGTTCCTTGATTTTTTTATCCACTTGATAATTACTAATACATATTATAATATTGTTAGTTATTTCTTCTGTTTTTTGTTTTTTTGTTTTTTTTGGTCTAATAAGCTTTATTAATGAATTTATACCTCCTTTATCTCCATTATTCATTCCATCTATTTCATCCATTATTATCGCAATATTGCGTTTTTCTTTTTTAAAGAGAGAGAGAATATTAGATGTGCCCATATTATATTTTGTAATAATATCTAAAATACTTTTATTTCTGGAATCACTAGAATCAAAATATATAATATCATAATTAAGTTTTCTAAGAAGATTGTTAATAAAAAAGGTTTTTCCACTTCCTGATTCACCATAAATATATATTCCTCTTTTAATAGATAAATCATTTTTATTATTATTGAAATGATGTAAAATATCAATTATTTTATTTGAAATATTTTCTCTATTTAATATTTTGTTATAATTTAGTTTGTCCATTTAATATTTTTTGAAAATTTATATTTATGTGATTTTAAATTATCACTTTTATAATGTTTATTTATAAAATTTAAACATTTTGAAGATGAATTTTTTTCTGCATAATACTTTAAAAATGCTAAATAATTTTCAAATACAATATTTTTAGAGTAAGGATAATTCGTCATTAGCATCCAATGTGATAAATTTCTATAAAATATTGTTTTAAATGAGAAAATATAATCTTTTCTAACAATATCTCGAATATAAGATTCTATCTTACTATCATTTATAATTTTATCAATATAATTATTATATTTATTGTAGAAAGATTTTGTTAGAAAAATCTTACTTTTTGGTGATAGTAAAGTAAATATATAGTCAATAATATCATTAGGTAAATTATTAATCATATCAAGATTCATTAATATAATTAATATATTATACTATTATAAATTTATATAATTTTTTTATCTACATTTATTTAGGTCATCATTATTTGTAATTCCACCCCATGTTACTTGACAATTTCTTGCCCATCTTGCTTTATTACAGTTACCGTCGTGACCTTTATATCTACGTTGACTAAAGTCAAAAGGACCTTTTCCGCATTTGCCTAAATTTTTAGGATTTTCACAACCTTTATCTGTTGATACCCAAAAATCTGGGCATTCAGAGGAAGCAGGAGGAAAGGTTTGATTATTTCTATGTTTTGCCAATGAATAACCAATAATTATTAACATTAAAACTAAGATTATTGTAGCAACAATAATAACAATTTGTTGAAAATTCATTATATATATTTATTTACATTTTTTTATTGTAGGATCATCATTTGTTATACCATCCCATTTTACATTACATTTATTCGCCCAAGATAATTTTTGACATACTTTCATATTAGTAAAGTCTTGTCCTTTAGAGAGATCACATTTACTATCAAACATATCTAAATGTTCTGGTTTACAAGTATTTGGTTTAGATGGGTCATCAACTTTTACAAAATAATCTGGACAATCTCCTACATCAGGTTTCCACTGGTTATTTTGATATCTATTTTTTGCTATAAAAAACCCAATAACAACAAGACAACATATTAAAATAATAGTCGCAACTATAATAGTTATTTTTTGAAATGACATATATAATATTTATATAAAATAAGATTTTAAAATTAATAGTTTAGTAATTAATAATTTTATTTTTTCTATCAATTTATATAATGACTCAACAAGGTTTTACAAATTATCCAACTACAAATGGAAGAATAGATATAATAAGTCCAACTTTAAATAATCAATTTGAATTATCTGATAAAATACCAGTTCATACAACAGCAGCTTTTAGAGATGCAATGACTGGTAACTGGATGAACACACCTTTATCATTAGCATATTTCAGTAGTGAAAATATTAATATATTACAAAATAACATAAGAAAAGGAGTATTTGATAAATCAAATGGTGAATTTGTAATTGGATTACAAGATGAAGATGAATTAAAAATAATTATGCGTAGTGTTTTTTTACAAAATTCTCTCAATCTAGAAACAAATATTAGAGAGCAAATAAGAGATTTAAATGCTTTAGTTGAAAGTTATGCTATTGAACAAGTGTATAAAGAAGCAATAAGTTATTTAAAATATAAAAGAGATGCTAGTAATATGTATGCTTTATTGGCTTTACCTTCTAATTCAAGCACAAGAGGTAAAACATTAGAATTACAAAGATTTGTTTAAATATATATTTACTAATTAATAAATATATATTTATTAAATTATTAATCAATCAACTTCTTCAATATTAGGCCCTGAATTTGTATTTTCTGTTGTTGAAGGCATTTCAGTTGGCATACCACTAGGCATTCCTGATGGCATTAGTTTATCCATAATAGGTTTGAATGTTTCTTCTAATTCTTTTTTCTTAGATTCATAGTCTTCTTTAGGAGCAGAATTATTAGCTTCTAACCATTTAAGTGTATCATCAATCTTTTCTTCGACCATTTTTTTATCATCTTCTGGAATATTATCTTTTAATTTTTCATCGTTAATAGTATTTTTAATTGAAAAGCAATAATTTTCCAATCCATTTTTAGCTTCTACTTTTTCTTTAAATTCAGCATCTTCTTTAGCATATGTTTCAGCATCATTAGTCATACGTTCAATATCTTCTTTTGAAAGTCTAGAGCCATCATTCTTAATAGTAACGTTATTAGATTTTCCGGTTGATTTTTCAAGAGCTGTGACATTTAAAATACCATTAGCATCGATATCAAATGAAACTTCAATTTGAGGAACACCTCTTGGCATAGGTGGAATATCAGCAAGTGTAAATTCTCCTAATTTATTATTATCTTTTGTTCTAGCACGTTCTCCTTCAAATACTTGAATAGTTACAGCTGGTTGATTATCAGCATATGTTGAAAATGTTTGAGATTTCTTTGTAGGAATAGTTGTATTTCTAGGGATTAATACAGTCATTACTTCTCCGGCAGTTTCTAATCCAAGTGATAAAGGTGCTACGTCTAATAGAAGTAGATTTTCTGTTTTTTCAGATTTATTACCAGCAAGAATAGATGCTTGAACTGCTGCTCCATATGCCACTGCTTCATCAGGATTAATTGATTTAGAAGGTTCTTTCCCATTAAAAAAATCAGAAATTAACTGTTGAATTTTTGGAATTCTAGTTGAACCACCAACTAGAACAATTTCATCAATTTGATTTTTAGATAATTTAGCATCTTTCATTACTTTTTCTACTGGCGTAATAGTATTTCTAAATAAATCACCACATAATTCTTCAAATCGTGCTCTTGTAAGTGATGAATAAAAATCTACTCCTTCAAAAAGTGAATCGATTTCAATAGATGATTGAGTAGCACTAGATAATGTTCTCTTAGCTCTTTCACATGCAGTTCTAAGTCTTCTCATTGCTCGTGGATTCCCAGTTAAATCTTTCTTATGTTTACGTTTAAATTCTTGAGCAAAATGACTGACAAGACGATTGTCAAAATCCTCGCCACCTAAATGTGTATCTCCGGCCGTTGCCTTAACTTCAAAAATACCGTCTTCAATACTTAAAACAGAAATATCAAAAGTTCCCATTTTGTTATCGCAAAGACTACTAATCAATGCTTCTGTATATTTCTATACAGCTCAGACTATATCTTATTATATATTGAATAATTATTTATGCTTTTATTTTATATATTCCCATACTTCCAATAATTATCTAAAATATTTTTACATTCTTCTACATAGTTTTTTGGGTATATAATTATATATTTTTCATATATTACATTACCATATGTAGAATTATTTTGTAAAAAATTTTCAACACCATTAACCTTTTCACCCCATTTCCCACTTTGAACTTGTTCTTTATGCCAAATATGATTATCTTTTATTTCAATTAATAATTTTAATTTTGGAATAGCAAAATCGATTTTGTAAGTATGAATTTTTTTACTATTACTTCTATTATATTCAATCTTAGGTCCATTAATTACTGTTATTTTATTTTCATTACAATATCTAATAAATTTTAATTCAAACTTAGATTGATAACAAATTGTTTCATTTGCTAAATTTTTATATGTTCTTATTTTGAAAATATTATTTGTTAAATTACACTCTTTACAAAGTGCTTTTATTTTATTTTTATGACTATGAAGATCTTTACTAATAAAATTATTATTACAATTATCACATTTTAATTCAATATTAATAATTTTTTCTATATTATTATTTATTTTACTATATAAATAAGGACAAAAACGAGTTTGATTACTAATAGAAACACATGGATAATATTTAAAATCGTCTGTCATTGAAAATTTTTTATTTTGAATACTTAAAATTTTATTTCTAATATATTCAAATTCATCATTATCCATATTTCGTTTAAAATAATTATCTTTAAAATCACTATCATATTCATGAAACTTTATTTTATCATTATTTAATTTATCTAGTAAAGAAATCTGTTTTATAATGATATTTTTACTATTATCATTCTTATTTGAGTGATAATTTAACATGTAATTAGAATGATTATTTCTTTTTAATTCTTCATATTCTTTACATATTTTACAATTATTTATATTGCGATTAATTTTTCGCAGTATATTGTTTAGACTTACTTTATGTATCGAATTACAATTTATACATTTATAACTAACATTATAGTGATTATTGCGCGTAATAATATTTTCTTCGTAGTCAATAAAATTAGAACAATTATTATTATTAAAAAAAAATCTATATAATGGTACTTTTGTATTAGAATATTTATGTGTTATTTTATTAATTGAAAATAATTCAAGTTCAACCCCTTCCCAAAATTTAATAATATTTTTATTCTCCTTATTAATTTTTTCTATTTTTATAATATTTTTTTTTAAAAGCATAATACTATTTTCTTCCATAAACAGAATACCTAATTTATTATTTAAAATAACTTTTAAATAAATTATATAATTATTCAATATATAATCTAGGCGCTATTAGTCGTTGAACCTTATTTATCAAGTGATACTTAATAAATCTTGGCTGCTGATTATCTAATATAGTGAATTTATCAAACCTTCATTATTATCTATTATATATAATAATTGTGGTATTCAATACTTTAAGACTTTCCAGCAATTCACCTAGTTTTTTTTACTTGGAGGCAGAAAGTTTGATTTAATAACAAGCAATTAAGCTGTTATTTTCAAAACCAGTAGGTTTACCACCAAGATCATAAATTAAAACGTGTTGTTCTTTACTAGATTTTTTTTCTAATCCATATGCAATTGCTGCCGCTGTAGGTTCATTAATAATACGCAATACTTCTAACCCAGCAATAACACCAGCATCTTTTGTCGCATTTCGTTGAGCATCATTAAAATAAGCGGGAACAGTAATAACAGCTTTTTTTACTTCATCACCTAGATATGCTTCGGCGATTTCTTTCATTTTAACTAGAACCATTGATGAAATCTCTTCTGGTAGAAAACTTTTTTCTTCATTTTTGTAAGAAACATTTATAATTGGTCGACCATCTCCTTTATCACTTACTTTAAAGGGAAATTGTTTTATATCAGACTGGGTTTCAATGTCATTAAATCTACGACCAATTAATCTCTTAGCATCGAAAACAGTATTAATAGGATTAGTAGCCGCTTGATTCTTAGCTCCATCTCCAATAATTCTTTCAGAATCAGTAAATGTTACATATGATGGTGTTGTTCTATTACCTTGATCATTAGCAATAATTTCTACTCGATCATTTTGCCATACTCCTACACATGAGTATGTTGTTCCCAAATCAATACCGATAGCTCCCTCATACACCATTATATATGAATATATAATTGTGAATAACCTTTAAATAAATTATATAATACTTTTAAGGAAAATATAATTTATTTTCTTTTACTTTTAGTTTTTTTGTTATGTTTTTAATTTTTAGATACTCTTTTTTGTTTAATAGTTTTATTTTTTTTCATTTTTTTAATTTTCTTATTATTTTTTGTTCTTTTGTTGGTTTTTGTTTTTTTTGATTTTTTGTATTTTCTATTTTTCTTTGTATATTTTCTTTTACCTCCTAATTGTGGAATATAACTATTTATTAAAGATTTAATAGAAAAATTAGGAATCAATGTAGTAGTAATTTGTTGTCTTGTGTTTGGATCTGTTCTATTTCCTCTTGAAATCCATTGTTGAATATTTGCTCTATCATATGTTTGACCAACTGAATTAACTACAGGAATTGTCATAATTTCTCCACCAATGGGACATGTAATAACGTTTAATACTTCCTGGGGAATTCTATCTATAACTTCTGGTGGGATTTCTATAGGTTCGGGTTCATCGATTTCTGGAGTTGGGGGTGTAGGTGGTCTTATAATGTTTTCATTGTCATTAATATTGATATTATCAATTCTTCTAGTTATATTTTCATTATTATTATTAATAATATTTCTATTATAATTTACAAATTCATTAAATCTAGCTTGTGCTTCTGTCCCTTCTCCATATTCTTCGTCTAACATATATTCAATAGTATCTAATGCTGTATTATCATTTATAATAGAAGCAACTTCTCTAGGATTATCACTAATAGAATAATCACCATTAATAATATTTTGAACTATATCATACAAATAATCATGAAAATCTGCCATATATATATTATTTTTTATTTTTTTTTACTTTAATAGTAGATATTTCTTTTGGTTTATCATTATTATATAGCTTAACATAATCATCTTTTAATAAAAGTAGTTCTTTTAACCATAATTCTTCATTGCTACTTCCTTCTAATTCATTAATATTCATAGTAATTTCATCTTTTTCTTTTTTCATTTTTTCAATTGATTCTTCACAAACACTGTCCATAGGCATTTTTCTTAAATATTCATAATCATTATTATAAATATCATCAAATTTATATTTGGTTAAAATTTGAACAATTTCTACTTTTTTCTTTTTACGTAAATCTATTTTATCATTAATTGTTTCGCTAATAAATCTTGTTTTATTTGAAATTAATTTTAAATCTTCATTTAATTTTTTAAGTAAATATTCTTTTCGAATACCATAATATTCCAATCTAGTATCATAATAATCATCAATAATTTCTTCTGGATTAGAATATTTTTTGAGTTGTTCTTTATTATTGAATAAATGCATATTACAAGTTGATTGAATTGAATACAATTTTAAAAATTTTTGTAGACCATTCATATTATGTTCAAGTTTCTTATCTAGTAACTCTTTTAGTGTTCCAGGTTTAAATTCAATTGTAAAATTTACTGTAGTATCAGTAGAATTATCATTGAAATCTTTAACAATACTATCTTTTTTCTTAGTATCAATTAGACTTTCCAAAAATTCTTTGTAATCTTGGGTCCATGTTCCTATTGGCAACTCATTAATTTTTACTTTATTATCATTGATAATTTCATAAATTCCTTTAATTAAATATTTTTTCCCTTCATCAATTTTATCAATTGTTCCTTGAAAACCTTCATAATATGGATCAATTGTAATCATTTTGTAATTATTATTATTTTTGAGCATTAGTTCAAGTCTGTTAATTATTTGTAGTGGATTATAAGACATGATATCTGTGCTAAATCCAGTTCCAATACCTTTTGCTCCATTAATTAAAACCATTGGAATAATTGGAACATAATAAATAGGTTCTACAGACTCACCGTCATCATTTAAATATTTTAGAATATTATCATCAACACTTGGATAAATAAGTCGCGTTAATTTATTTAGAAGTGTAAATATATATCTTTCAGAAGCCGCATCCTTACCACCGAGAAGTCGTGTATTATGTGTAATTGTAAAATCTCCTAATAAAAATCTTTCATTTTTATCAATATTCCACCCGCAAAAATTACCAGGACCAATACTTTTAACTTCTATATTATGTATTTTATGAGAATTTTTTATTCTTTTCTGATAAAGAATTTTTTTTCTTGGAATTATAACTGGAATTCTATCAATATCATCACCTGTTATTGACAATGTATACATATTATTATAATTATATATCTTTGCTCTAAAACCCAATGAACCAGCAATAATTCTAAACGATTCTAATATATGCTTCCTTTCATTACATTGAGAAATTTCATAACTATAAGAATTTTTCTGTTTTTTCAATGTTCCATCTGTGTCAATCATACCAGCTAATATTTTTAATCTATTTTCTTCTGAATTAATTATATATTCTTTTGGAACGTGTTTGTTTTTATAAAGGTTATATTTTTTGAAAATTTCTTTAAATGGGTTAAGATTATTAGCTTTATTACCTTTAATATTTACTCCTTCACAAACAACATTGACATAAGATTTATCAAAACTCCAATTACATGCTTCGCAATTATATTTTGATGTTAGACATCCTTTACATATATTAGAATTATTGTTTAAATCTCCAATTGCTATATTTTCTGGATTTTTATTAGAACCCCTTCGACGAATATAAAATGTATGATTCTCATGCGGTGGAATACTTTTAGAGTGACATATTTCACATCCAATTTTATCTAACCATAAAGCCCATGCTTTTACAATTTCACTATCCATACTTGCGAATGCATGACAATCACTCATACCATCACCTAACCATATTCCTAATATATAAGGATCAATTTCTAACTTCTTTTCTTCCCAAATAATAACAGAATTATTAATAATACCTTTTATTTTTTTTTGAACACTATTGGGCAAAGCTAAGTATTGTTGAACATTTATATCAAATATATTATTATCAGTAATATTTTTAGAAAATTCTAACATTTTTTGATAAGCATCTTCTTTAGATAAAATACTTTTATTAAAATGATTACTACTAGTAGAAAGATTAGTTCTAATATTTTTATATTTAACAGATTTTGTATTATCATCAAAGTAATTCATAGACCATGAAGCTGATGAATTTTTCCAAATAATAGATTTATGCCCAGAATAATATACAGTTAAAATATGATGACTATTTACTATATAATTATCCATATTACCATTGGAAATTTCATACATTTCATCTATTCCCGCTGTTAATTTACTAACAATTCTAGAAGTTCCATCATCTCCAATTAATTTATCGCCAATTTTTATATTTTTTGCCTTTTGGATAGAACTATCCCACATAATTACGGGAGTTTCTGGATCGATACAACCAAATTGTCCCCTTGGTTCAAAAAGATTAATATTATTACTTCCAACATAATTTTGCGCCATGTTAATAATTGCACCATTTAAGCTAGCTTCACCGTGATGGTAGCCTGAATGCTCTGATACATATCCACTAAATTGGGCTACTTTAATTTCACTATTTAATTTTTTTTTGAAAGCAGCAAATAATATTTTTCGCTGACTAATTTTCAATCCATCTAAAATATTGGGAATAGAACGATCATTATCATATTTTGAAAAATGAATGAATTCTTTGTCAATAAATTCTTTATATGTTACTGAAGTTTTATTAGTATCAAGATATAATTCTCTGTCATAATTTCCTAACCAATCTTTTCTATCATCGCTACGTTTTTTATTGAAAATCATATCAATATATTCACTACTTTGTTCACCATCCCAATTAAAGTAAATAATTTTCTTTTCTTTAAAATATTCTTTGAATTCTTTTCCTGTGCTAGTGCCCAGACCCTTATAATATTTAACATTCCATCCTTTAATATCATTATTCTTTTTCCATTCACTAAATTCGCCTTCATTGTAAAATTGTTCTGTTTGACTACCTTTTGTAGCTTTTAAAATTGGCGTATTAATATAACCAATAAAATTTGGGATTTGAATAAGAGAATTCCATCCAGAATCAAATAAGTTAATACCAAGGCCTTTAATATGACTTCCATCAAGATCTTGATCTGTCATAAAAACAACTTTTGAATAACGTAATTTATTTGTTACATCATCTTGGCTATATTTTTTTCCATGTTCTAAACCAAGAATCTGTTTAATTTCTGTAATTTCTTTATTATCTCCAATTTTTGTAACAGATTCACCTCTTACATTAAATAATTTACCTTTCATAGGATATACTCCAATATAATTACGATCATCTTGTGATAAACCAGAAATAATTCCTGCTTTTGCTGAATCTCCTTCACAAAGAATCAACATACAATCTTTTGATTTTGCTGTTCCAGCATAATTGGCATCTACTAGTTTTGGAATACCTCTAATATTTTTGTTTTTAGCTCCATCTGTTTTTTTCTGTGATTTATTTTCCTTTACTTCTGTAATAGCACAGGCAGAATTCATAATACCCATTTTACAAATTTTTTCAATAAATTTGTCACTAACATCACATGTAGAGCCAAATTTAGTTGATGGTGTATTCATATAATCTTTAGTTTGGCTATCATAAGCAGGATTTTCAATATCACATCTTAAAAACAGAGCAATATTTTCTTTAATAGCACTTGGTTTAACATCAATCTTCTTTTTACTTTTAATATAAAGCGTAATTTTCTTAATAATTTGATTCATAATATAATCAACATGTTTACCACCTTTTGATGTATAAATTCCATTTACAAATGACACCTGATAAAACTCACCCTCAGGGGCAAGTGATACAATATATTCCCAACGTTCATTTGGTGCTTCATATTTATGATCTGTATCATTTATAATCATTTTGACATATTGTTGAAATGTTTTAATAGGAATAATTTGTGAATTTAATTTAACCTTAACATCTTTATTTGTAACAGCGGCAATATCATATGTTCGTCTTTTAAATAAATTAATCATATCTTCTGTTAATCCATTTTCTAGTCCTAATCTTTTATAATCAGGTTTAAATGATACTTTTGTATATGGTTTTGTTTTACATTTTGTAATTTTTGGTTTATCAATAATATCTAAATTATTATGAAATTCCTGACTATATTTTAATCCACGCATATGATCAACTGTTTCAACTTTCCCCCATGTCGACCAAATAAATAATAATTTAATGCCAAAACCATTCTTTCCTCCAACAATTTTCTTTTCAGTTTTATTATAATTAGTTGAAGTTCTTAAATGAGCAAAAATCAATTCTGGAATCCAAATATTATATTCAGGATGTTCGGCAATATCAATACCATTACCATCATTTGTCATAGTAATAACACCATCACCATCAATTGAAACATCGATATAAGTTAATGGGTGAATATTATCTTCTTTATTTTTAACAGCTTGTTCCATTCTAACAGATTGATCTCTACAATTTACAATTGCTTCATCAAATAATTTATATAATCCGGCAATATATGTAATATTCTTTTTAACAATATTGTTAGAATGATAAATAAATTCATCAGCATCAACTTTTTCTACAGATCCAACATATGTGTCAGGATTATCTAAAATATGTTCCTTATCATTTTTTTTCTGATACTTGTTCAAATCAGTAGATGCCATGTGTAATGTTTTTATGTTTCTATCTTTAAATAATTTATTTTCAATTTTAAAGTAAAATACCTAAAATAAATATTTAATAAATAATTTATTTTAAATTAAATTTTTAGTGTTTACGGGTTTTTTTACCACCCATAAATTTTTTAATTCTTTTTAAAGCCGCGATTCTTCTGGTAGCAAGCATGCTTTTAGTTCCAACGCCTCCTTTTTTACCTTTAGTTTTGCCTTTTTTACCTTTAGTTTTGCCTTTTTTACCTTTACCTTTTCCTCTTCTACGTGTTAAAGCCATTATATATTATTTATATATTTTATTTTTAGTTTTTTCTAGATTTTTTGCCTTTTCTAGATTTATTCGCTTTTTTAGCTTTTCTAGATTTTTTCATTGAGGTTCCTTGTTTAACAGCACCAAATTTACCTTTTTTGGTAAAGTAACCATATTTTTGTAAACGTTTTTCTTTTTTGGCTGTTTCGTGTTTTCTTTTTGATACAATGCGACCGTGTTTATTCATGTATAAGTGGTCTTTTTTAAGATTACCAGCTGTTTTGTAGGCAGTTCCGTGCCATACTTGAGCGCGTGAACCAATTAACATGTCATATACTTTACCACCGATGTGGTATTTGTTGTCAGATCCTTTCATGTGTTTTTTAACCATTTATATTTTATATTGAGATAATTTCCTAAACATAAAATTATTATATTTTTTTTCTTAGAATCTATTTCTTATGGGGGTACCACTTCCACCAGGAAATCCAGCATATCTTCCATAAACATTTAAATTATTTTTAACAAAAATAGTTTTACCATTTATTGGACCAAAAATAGTATTATTTATACGAGACGCACAAAGACGTTCTTTATTTAAATGATTTCCGTCAAGTAAAAATGACCCAGCAGTCCATGAACGGCGAATACCATTACCGTGTAATATTTTAGGTGGACATTTTCCACACTTATCTAAAGATGCTGAATATTGTCTAGCTTTTAAATTTATCGTGTATGCAATATCAGTTGCCACCATTTAATTATGTATATATTATTTTAATATAAAATATTAAATATATGGTAAATATCTAATCACATTATTATCGTAAGCAGTAACTTTGAAGGCATCATTATAACCTTCAACATATACAGTATCGCCATTATAGATATTGTCGCATCCTTGTTCACTCATACATCTTCTATTTTTAAAAGTAATAGGTAACTTTATCATATTATTACTTTCTGAAAGTGTATAAAAATTCCATCTATCTCTATTTGTTATTAAAGGTTTCCCCATTAATGGTAATATTGTTTCTTTTCCACCTATTCTAGTTAAAATTCCTATTTGGCGATAATTAGTATCAACTGATTGAGTTTGAATATTAATAGGAACTTTATTTGGAGAATTAGTATAATCCATTTGAAAAATGCGATCATCTCTCACGGGTGGTTGATAAGGATTCATTAAAACATCATTGCTAATATTTGAAAATGAAAAGGAGGGTCTTGGAAATAGTCCGGTTAAATTAGATAAATTAGGAAATAAAGATTGGTTTGAACTATTAGTATTTTCTCTGTTAATATCTATATTGTAATTGATATTTTGATCATTATTTTTTCTATTATTTGAATTATTATTTATAAAATAAAAAAGGAAAAAGACAGTTAAAATGGAAAGAATTACTAAAGTAACTGTCATATTTTCAATACATATTACACCAGGTGGGCATTTTCCGGCCATATATATTTATATAATAAAATATAATTATATAATATATAATGGTTAATGTTCCTCAAAGATATATACCAAAGCATTTATCAAAGAGAGATAAAAATAGATTAAAAAAAGAATTATTAAAATCAAGAAAATTATATAAAAAAGGCAAATATCATACAAGAAAGAAAGTAAAAAGTTTCAAATTTAAAAAATCAAATCATGTTTTAAATGCTCAAAGAATATATAAAATTAAAAGTATAAAACCATCTAAAGATTTAGTTAAAAAAACAAAATGTTCCATGAAAACATTAAAAAAAATAGCAAATAAAGGGAGAGGGGCTTACTATTCATCTGGTTCACGCCCCAATCAAACAGCAGAATCATGGGCTAGGGCTCGTTTAGCTAGTGCCATAACTGGTGGCAAAGCATCAGCAGTCGATATAAATTTATTGAGAGAAGGTTGTAGTAAAAATAGCAAGGCTTTAAAAATGGCTACAAAAACATTAAAAAAAGTGGGTTCCAGATATGGTAGTAGAAAAGTTAAGCAAGTAAGATTAAAAGGTGGTGAGAGAATAAAAGTTTTGAAATGTTCTATTGAGAGATTAATAGATAATAATTATAAATTAATAGCTGGAAGAAGAAAATATATTACAAAATTTTTTAATTTTAATTCATTAGAAAATAATAAAGAATTTGAGCATATTATAAATAATTTACAACTGCCAAGTTTATGTATACAAATAGCAAGAATGGAAGATATGTTTTTAAAATTATCAAAACAAATAATTTGTAAAATAAAATCAACAAATAATTGCTTATTCTCTCAACAAATGTTTGAAAAATTACAAAAAATAAATAATACTTTGAGAGAAAAATTAAAAGTTGATATTAATTATAATCAAATTATTATTAATGACATTCTCTCATGTAATATAAGTAATTTAATTATTTTTGATAAATATAATTGTTAAGCTAAATAATTTACGAACAAACATTCTAGTTTATTAAAATAAGAAAATAAAAAAGTATTTATTCTATTTATTATTAAAATAAATTAATAATAAATGTATAATTTTATTAATCTTTCATAAGTATTTAAAAAATACGCATAATAGATAATTATATGTCAAATAAAGAAAATAATATATTAACAATTCAAACAGTTCAAATTGCTCCTTTTAGAACTTTAATGACAGCATTAAAGGATATATTATTAGAAACTAATATTACTTTTCAAAGTAATGGGATAAAAATTGTTAATATGGATAGAACACATACAATTCTAGCTCATTTATTTTTAGATGCTAAAAACTTTGAATTATTTGAATGTAAAAGTGAGAAAATAGTTATAGGTGTTAATATGTTTCATTTATTCAGATTAATTAATACTATAGATAACGATGATACTTTAACAATTTACATTGAAAACAGTGATTATAGCGATGGTATTGTTCATTACCTTGGTTTAAAATTTGAAAATGGCGATATTAAACAATGTAAAACACAAAAATTAAGATTAATTGAACCCGATCAAGAAGAATTAGAGTTGCCAGAAGTAAAATTCGCTTCTATATTGAATTTACCATCAAGTGATTTTCAAAAAATAATTCGTGATTTATCATGTATTTCGGATAAAATAGAAATAAATTCGGTTGGTTCAGAATTAATCTTTAGATGTCAAGGGCAATTTGCCAGTGCTGAAATATGTAGAACAGAATCAGATGGAGTTATGGAATTTATCCAAAAACAAGATAACAGTAAAATTATTCAAGGAGAATTTTCATTGAAGAATTTAGGTTATTTTATTAAATGTACTAATTTATGTAGTCAAATAGAAATATATTTAGAAAATGATCTACCATTAGTTGTAAAATATAATGTAGCATCTCTTGGAGAAATTAAATTATGTTTGTCGCCTTTACCAAAATAATTAAATATGTTTTTTAAAAAAACATTCATTTGGAAATAATCCATCAATATTTTTAATAATATTAGGATCTGTATTATCACAATTAGAAATCCAAATTTTGATTATACAAAAATTCTTTTTTGGAGATATAGTTATACCATTGATGTTATTATTAAAAGAATCATTTTCTGTTAATGTTTCACCCATTAATGAATATGATAAATCTTTCCAAATTTGAGCAACAAATTTATTATTAATTTTATATGAAAAACATCCACCATTACGATTATGTTCATCTTCCCATACGGGTGTTATACCTTCTTTCATTATAAATAACATACAGTATTTAATTATATTTTCTGGCAAATTTTCATATAAAGTTAATATAGACTCAACTGTATTAAAATTAGTTATATTTTTATAACTATTTAAACTCCAATCAGTCTCATTAGGTAAATGAGACCAAAGAGTCCATTTGTTTTTTAGGTAATGTAAATTATCAATACTTTTTGCCATCAATATAATATAAATTATGATAATATTATTTATATTATTTTATAAATAATATTAGAATTATATAATATCAAAATTATTTTTTTTTAGAATAATATAATTATTATTATAAATTTGATGTTTATTCATTAAATTATCATAAAGCTCAATATACATTGATGAATCGTAATCAATATTTAAAAATTTTTTACAAAACCATTCCATAAAAACTTTATCAAATAATTTATTATTTTCTACATAAAAGTAATTATTTTTATTTTTTATAATATTTGTTATATCATAATCTTTATTATTATAAAAAAGTTTTACTAATATGAATTTATATTCAGTAAGTTGCGGTTGATAATTTGATAGAAATATTTTTTTATTTATATTATTAAAATAAGTTTTTGTAAATAAATTATATGTTAGTAAATCATCTAATAAATATTTGTAAATTATAAAATCATAATCAAAAATTACATTATTATTATCAAATTCTATGTAACTTTTTACATAAATTAAATTTTGTATTTTTTTATTTTTTTTAAATTTATTATATAATCTATTAGAATAAAATAGAAAATATGTATTGAATTTTATAAGTAAATAATATATATTATTTAATAATATGATTGCTTTATTCATATTATTATAAATGTCTTTTATTTTTAAATTATAAATTTTTTAATTATGTTCCTCATAATATTCTTCTGATCTTCTATCAGTATTATTTCTAATTTCTCTATAATTTTCATCATTATAAACATCATAATTATCATCATTATGATAATCATTATCATAATTATTATAGTTGTTATTATATTCATATTCTTTTTTGTGATGTTTTTTATGATGTTTTTTATGATGTTTTTTATCATTATTTTTATCAACTTCTTCATAATAATTATTTAATAATTCACCATCATCGCTATTATATGAAGATGGTTGTCTTTCTGGTTCATAATATTTTACTTCATAATCTCCTACTCTACCTCTTGATGGCGTTAATCCAAAAGTAAATAATAATATAGATGTTATTAATGTCATAAAAATAAACGGAACAAACACTATCATCCAAGATACAACTCCTAAACCTTTTTCACATAAAATATTTAAAAGTATTGTAAAAACAATCATTACTATAAATTTAAGAAATGCTGTATTATATAATTCTTTAAAAATATCTATTATTATTTGCATTAAAGAAAAAACTAAATATATTAACGCTGGACCACATAAATTATTAATTAACATATAATATATTAAAAGAATAAATAATTAATCAAAAATAGCTACTCCATTTTTATCAAAAAATCCTACTTTATCACCAATATCTTCATCTTCTAAACATTGGTAAATAGTTCCATTTTTTTCACTATCCGTGTAATAATTTTTTCCTTGAATTTCAACTAAAAAAACTTCTTCTTCTTCACCTTCCTCTTCTTCTTCACTTTCTTCCTTCTCCTCTTCACCTTCATCTTCCTCTTCCTCTTCACCTTCATCTTCCTGTTCCTCTTCACCTTCATCTTCCTCTTCCTCTTCACCTTCATCTTCTTCTTCACCTTCATCTTCTTCTTCACCTTCATCTTCTTCTTCACCTTCATCTTCCTCTTGATGTTCCTCTTCTTCTTCGCCTTCATCTTTACCTTCCTCTTCGTCTTCTAGTTCTGTTTCTCCCTCCTTGCCTTGACTTTCTTGATGTTTGGGTTTTTCCTGTTCAATTTTAGTTTTTTCTTCTTCTTCAGATTCACTTTCTTCTTCCTCACTTTCTTCATCATGTTCTTCATTTTTATTTTTTTTATCTTCTTGACTATTATTAATAATAATATTATCAGGATTTTTTACAGAATCAATATTATTATTACTTTCTAATATTTCATAATCACTAATACATAATTCAAGTTCTTTAGAATCTTCAGGTAAAGTAATATTATTTTGTAATTTATTTTTTAGTTGTGAATTTTCAATAATTAATTTTTTATTGTATTCTTCAAGTAATTTATATTCAGGCATAGATTTTAAAATTTCATTAATAATATTATTTTTCATATGAATATTATCCACAACATTCAATAAAGGTTCCATTTCTTTTTTAAAATTATCACACCATTTATCGATAACATTTGAAAAAATTGTATGAATACTTTCGCTACTATTCATATGTTTATTTATATTAATTATATCTATTTAATATCATTTAAAAAATATTATAAATAGTAATATAATGATAAACGAAAAACTATTTGAAGAAATGGCGTTAATGGTAACACGTCAAACAGAATTATCTTTAGAAAAAGCTAAGGAAAAATTGAAAGATAATAAATATGATTATATGACTGTTATTAAAAATGAAATGGGAATACAAAAAAAGAATGATAAAGATTCTAGAACAATAAATCAAAAAATCTATAAAGAAATAAGAACATTAATGGATGATGGTTGTAAAAGTTATAGAGCCAAACAAGAGTATGAAAAGAAAAAACAAGAATATATAGAAAAAATGCAAAATCAAATAAATGATATGAAAAATAAAAAATTAGAAAATATTGAAGAAAAAGATGAACCAGAGATAGATGAAGTTAAATAGTAGATTTAACATAAAATAAAATAATTTATTTTATTTTTATTAAATTATTTTAAATTGAAATTTTCGCTCAAAATATTGCTTTTTGAAATAGTAGTATTTTTTTTCATGATGGAATTACTTTGTAACCCTTTATTTAAATAATTATTATCATTATTTTCATCATATAATTCTGGTAATATTCTAGTTAATGGCTTATCTACAATTAAAAGCAATCTTTCATTTTTTAATAATTTTCTATATTCTTGAATTGTTAGATTACCGTAAAATTTCTCTAATGTATAATAAGGATTAGGAGCAGGTTTAATATTTTTATTATAATTATATATTTTACAATAAATATTATTTAATAACTGATATCTTTCAAAACGTGATGCATTATCAATATCTTTATCATTCATAAGAAAAGCACAAGCACATTCCGGGCTACAAAAACATCCATATACATTATATGAATTATTTAATTCATATTTTGGAATATATATAGGTGTATTATCAAAATCATATGTACACCAAAAACATGCAGATTTTTTATCACAAACATTATTTGTATGTAAATTATATGATAAAGCTTCTATTTTTTCATGAATGCTTTTAGTATTATCGGAAGTATTTTTATCATTATTTAATTCGATATTGTCATCTATATTATAATTATTAGAATATGTAATATTTTGCTTTTTATTTATTACTTCATAATTTAAATCTCCAATTTTAGTTTCATTGAACTGAAAATGTTGAATATTTTCATCATAATTTTTATTATTAATATCGCTCATACTACATTTTAAATGTAAAATAATATTATTTTTTTCATTAATAAGTGAGTTATTATTATTAATTTTTGGAAATATTTTTCCGCCTCTAGGTTTTCGCCCTCTCTTTTTTGGTTGTTTAATTTCATTATCTTCTTCCGATTTTTCTAACTCTAAATTTTTCATTAATTCAAGCTCTTTTTTTGATTTTCTTCCACGTTTCTTTTTTTCAGGTAAAGGATTAGAATCCATTTTTAATTAAATAAAAAAAAATTAATTTAAATACTTTTAATAAATGTTTTAACTGTAATTATAAGAATTTATCTTGAATTATAACATTTTCTACATAATGGTATATAATTTTCAACTCCAATAACCTCTTGATTTTTTTCATTTGTAATTCTAAAAGTAAATAGTGAAGGCATACTACAATCATTACATATTCCTTTTAGTTTAACAATATAGTCAGAATATGGAATAAGGTCCCACATATCACCAAATTTTTCTCTCTTAAAATCTGAGTCCAACCCACAAATAACAACATTTTTATTATATTTTTCAACTAAATTAATAATACATTGTTTTAAATCAGGAAAGAATTGCGCTTCATTTATAAAAATATGTGTTCTTTTTGAAAAATCATTATCTTCAAATATTTCTGATAATGTTTCTATATTAATAGAGGGGATTTGATTAGAATTATGAGAAATAATTTTATTATCTCCATAGCGAGTATCTTTGTAGTAATTAAATGCTACAATGTTTTCTTGGTCTACTTGTTCTTTACATGTATTATATTTCTCGATAAGTAATTCTGTTTTGCCTGAAAACATAGGTCCCATAATTATTTCAAGTGTTCCCATAGTTTATTATAAAAATAATGTTAAATTTTTAATTAAATTTAAAATCAATTTAAATTTAATTTGAATAATAATTTTAAATGATAAATAATAAAAATAATATTCCATGGGTAGAAAAATATAGACCAGATAATTTTGATGATATTGTTCTAGATAATTATAATAAGGAAATATTTGAAAATATGTTAAAAAATAATTATATACCAAATCTTCTTTTATATGGTCCTCCTGGTTCTGGAAAAACAACTACTATTATTAATTTAATAAATAAATATCAAGAAAATAATAATGAAGTTAATAAAAGTCTAATAGTACATTTGAATGCTTCAGATGAGAGAGGAATAGATATTATAAGAAATCAAATAAATAATTTTGTTAATAGTAATTGTCTTTTTATAAAAGGTTTGCGATTTGTAATATTAGATGAAGTAGATTATATGACAAAAAACGCACAACAAGCATTAAAATATTTGTTAGAAGACAATAAAAACAATATTAGATTTTGTTTAATTTGTAATTATATAAGTAAAATAGACTCTGCTCTACAATCATTATTTATAAGAATAAAATTTAATGAATTACCAAAAAAAGATATAATATATATGTTAAATAATATAAAAAATAATGAGAAATTAGATTGTAATAATAGCACTTTTGAAAAACTATATAATTACTATAAATCCGATGTTAGAAGTATGATAAATCACCTTCAATCAAAAAAAAATGATAAGATATTAAATAATAAAAATTATGAAAATATAACAAACTATGCAAAAAGTAATAATTTAAATAATTTTATAAAATACTTAAATGGTATAAGTAACAATTATAATATTGATAAAAAAAATATTATAAAAAATTACTCTTCCTATATAATTTTTGATTTTAAAGATAATATTATAGAATACATAGATAAGTTCAAATTTATTATACATAATTTAGATATTAATATTAATTATATAATATCATATTTATATTTAATTATCAATAAATACTTGTAAATTTTCATAACTTTTAATTCTAGATTCCAATCTAAATTTCCATTCTGAAGGAGGAGAAAATTTGCTAGGGTTAAAAGTGTTGAAATCTAATAAATACTCGTCAGTATATTCGCCTTCTGTTTGTTTTTTCTCATTATTTTTTTTAACTATTTTAATAGGAAGAGATTTTGGTATAACAGTTTCTTTATATTCATTTGAATAATTATTCATTTTAAAATATAATTAGAAAATAATTGAAATATAATTAAAAATAAAAAATTAATTATATAAAATGGACGAAGTTTTGGAAGAAGAATGGGAAAAATTTTTATTGAATGATAATATTAATATAGCCAATAATAGTGTTATGGATAATAAAAAAGAGATTCCTAAATCTAGTGAATTGTATATATCAACAAAAACAAAAATATCCTATTTATCTATTCCAATAAATCTTCATGAAATATTTTGGAAAATTCCATTAATAGATTATAATATTCCTAAAGTTGGAATTATCAAAAAGCAGATGAAGTTTAATTTTACAAATAAAGAAGATATAAATATTGTTGAAAAAAAATTAGAAAAATTAAAATACGTTGAACAAAATATTATAACACAAATTATGAATCCAGAAGGTAGAATAAAGTTCAAAGATATTCGTAAAATAAGTATTGGATTATGTAAAAAAGATATTGTAAGTTATAGAACAAAAAAGAAAAGTGCATTTTATAATTGTTTTGTTTTAATAATGAGACTTTTATATAATGATATTTTTAGAGAGATACATATTAAAGTATTTAATACTGGAAAATTAGAAATTCCTGGAATTCAAAATGATGAATTATTAATAATTGTGTTAGATAATTTAATAAAAATATTGAAACCTTTTGTTAATGAAGGTGATATACATTATTTAAAAGAAAAAACAGAAACAGTTCTTATTAATTCTAATTTCAATTGTGGATATTACATAAATAGAGAGAAATTATTTGATATTTTAAAATATAAATATAAAATAAATAGTTCTTTTGACCCATGTTCATATCCAGGTATTCAATGTGAATTTTATTATGATATAGAAAAAGATAATAATACCGGTCGACAAATTAATAATATAGATATTACAAATAATTCAGATAATATTTTTAAAATTTCATTTATGATATTTCGTACAGGAAGTGTTTTAATTGTTGGTAAATGTGATGAACATATTCTATATAACATTTATAATTTTATTAAAAAAATATTAGAAGATGAATATTTAGACATAGTTACAAATAATATCGATACAGAAAGTGTAGTAAAAAAAAAGAAACAAGTTAGAAAAAAAATAATTTATGTCAATCAATAACTTAGAAAACATTTAAAAATACAATTGCAATTATTTATTATTTTAATTTTATTTATGTGATAATCTAAATAAAATTAAAGACTATTTTTTCTCCCTTTTGTTAGTTTTTTTCTTTTATTGGTTTTTCTTTTTTTGGTGTAAATTTTTTTTAATGCTCCTCCTTTTGCTACAATATTACTTGCATTATTAATTATATATTCTTTTATAAATTCTAAATTTTTATCACCAGCTACTTTATTTAAAAAATTTGTTAATAGTTCTACTGGCCGGTCATCTACTAAAAAAAAACTAAGATGCATATCTGCTATTTCTGCTTTTTTTTTATCAGATTCAGAAATTGGTTGAACATAATTTGATTTTTTAGACTCAAATAACATTTTTTCAAAATTTATCGCGTGATGATTTATATCTAGAAGGTGTTTATAATCTTTTATAGCCTGAGTATCATATTTTAAATCATAAAGAGATTTTCTTAAATTTCTTATTTTTTGAACAGTATCATATAATCCGTCTGATTTCTCAGCAAATGAAGTATAATTTTGGTAAGATTTTTTTTCTGTGTCTAGTATTTTGTTTCTTCCCTTTTCCAATTCCTTTTTTAATGATTCATTTATAAATTTAAGTATTGAATTAAAATCTATAACTCTAATTAGAAATTGTGTTTCTAGTTTGTCATTAATGTGTTGGTGTTGTGTTTTTTTACCAAAATTGGAGATTGCATAATCATTTATTACAGATATAATATCTTTATTTAATTTTGGTATTCTAAAGTTTCGTTTATAATAATTATTTAGAAGAAAAATTTTTAAATTTTCTGCATTAGTATTTAAATTGAATGTTTTTTCATTCATATTATTATGTTATATTTTTTTTTAATTTTTTTAATTATGGTTTGAAGATTTAGTATAAAATTTTCACTATTAGTACTATGTTTATTTAAAATAATTTCTACTGTTTCTATTTTGTATTGTAAATTGATATCAATATTATTTATGAATAAAACTTCTATTAACTTTTTTAATATAGGTAATATTTTATTTTGAAGATTTTTATAAATATTTTCATCGTTTATATTAATAAAATCATCAATAATTTTTTTAGCTAATAATATATAATTATTAATATTATCTAAAATCTCTCTATTATCTTTTTTAATGGAAAAATCTTTTCTTATATCATTATTGATTTCAAAAATAGTTTTTTTGTATACAAATAAAGTAGCATCTTTAGAATTTAATTGTAAAAAATTATTATTTTCATCGCCGATTTGTGTAATAAATTCAATGTAATAAATAAAAGATTTTTGTGTATGATATAGCACTAATTCTATATTATTTGTATATAGCAATAATATTTTGAATATATTATTTATACAATTCACTCCATTAATTATTATATATTTATAATATCTATTATAAATATTAAAGTTACTCTCTTCTAAATGTTTAAAATAATCGGTAAGAATGCTTAAATATTTTTCTAATATATTTTCAACATTATAATTTATACTTTGCTTGTAGTTATCATGAATAGTGATATTATAACTATTTTTATTAATAGACATAATATATATATATATTATTTAAAATATTAGAATTATAAGTATTTAAAGGTTATATAATTTTACTAATATAAATGGCTGAAGAAAAAACAAGTTTCCGTTTACCACCAGCTTCTCTTTGGGAATCAATTGCGAAACTTTCAATTGTTGAAGATAAACCTATTCTGTTAGATTACTGGAAAGATTCACTTGAAAAAAAAGTAGTTATTGGTGTAAAAGAAAATTCCGATGAAAAATTATTAGTAAAAAATTCAGAAGAATATACTAGCCCTATTGTTAACTTATTAAAATCTGGAGATGTATTAATTATTTGTACAGAAAACTCTATTTACTTAGTTTCTGCTGAAATTAAGAAAAAATATATTAAAAATTAGATTTACAAAAATAATATAACAAACATTATATTATTTTTATATATTCATATTATTTTGATTTTTTAATAGCATATAATTGAGTATATTTTTTTGCTGTTTTGAAAAATTCTTCCTTATTATTTATATATTGATTTGCAATTTCTGGCATTAAGGGATCACTTGGATTTTGATCATCTAGTAAAGATGATATACTTAATAAAATTTTATTTACAGTTAATGCTGGACTCCACATATCTTTTAAAATATCTAGACAAATTCCACCTGAATTATTAATATTACAATGATATATTTTTGTTAAAAATACAATTTTTGGTGGTTTAAATGGATAATCTTGTGGAAATTCAATTTTTAATTTGAAAATGCCATTATGATATGGACTATTTTCAGGTCCAATTATTTTAGCTTCCCATGTAAATAAATCATTGTCGTTAAGTAAATATGCTGAACAATTGGGTAATGGATTTAAAAATAAATCACCTAGTTCCTTTTTTAATCTCATAGTTGTGCTCATATGTCTATATTAATTAATATAATACAAATATGTATTTAAATTCATTTGCTATGATAAATCATTGAATATTTTCTCTAATTTATTAGCACTATTTTTATCAATATATTCAGGGTAAGAAATATCAAAAATAATTATTAAATTGCCTTTCATATTATCGCGTTCCATTCCAAAATTTTTTATAATTTTAGTCGTCATTGGGTGTATTATATTACCTTTTTCATTATTGATTACAATATTTTCATTATTTAAAAATTCTATATTGAATTTGAAACCGCATAAAGCTTGTTTTAATGATATATTTTTATGATAATATAAATCTAAACCGCTTCTTGAAAAATTAAATGTTTCATTAATATTAATTACTATCTTAACATCGCTTTTTAAATTATTTACAATATTACCTTTTTTTTCTAACAATATAATTTCATTATTATCTATACCTTTTGGTAAATTTATATATATAGTTTCATATTCAGTGTAATTACTATTATTTACTATTTTGCTTCTTTCAATATTTATAGGAATCATATAACCACTATAAGATTCTTTCAGTGTAATGTTTTTGTTAATTATTATATCTTGTGGTATTTCTTGATTATTTCTTTTATTATCCTCAATATATATTTTTTCACTTAAATTAACGCTTCTTACTCTATTAACATTATCTATATTAATTTTATCTATATTGACATTATTATAAGGAGTTATTTTATCATGGTTATGCATAAAATAATTATATGCTTCATTTAAAATTTCTATGTTTTTATTATTGTTTTTATAATATTCAAGTGTTTTTTTTCTATAACTTTTTTTAATATCATCGAGTGATGTATTTTCACTAATATTTAATATTTTATAGTAATCCATTATATTAAATAATATAGATTAACTTAAATACTATTTTAACTAATATTATAATGGATGAACCTTTTATTTTTAAATATAAACCAAAAACATTAAATGAATTTTTATCAAATAATAATTTAAAAGAACTTATTAATAGTTATATAAATATAGATGAACTGAATATTATATTATTGGGAGATTCTGGTTCTGGAAAAACAACATTAATAGAATGTATTTTGAAAGAATATTATAAAGATAATATTCTTCATAGTGATATATTAATTATAAATTCTTTAAAAGAACAAGGTATAACTTTTTATAGAAATGAAGTTAAAAACTTTTGCCAAACAATAACTTTATCTAATAAGAAAAAAACTATAGTAATAGATGATATTGATAGTATAAATGAACAATGTCAGCAGGTTTTTAGAAATTATATAGATAGATATAGTAATAATATTAATGTTATAATGTCATGTTCTAATATTCATAAAATAATCGATAGTTTAAAATCAAGAGTAAGTATTTTAAAAATAGAATCTATTAATAAAAATATAATAGATAAGATTGTTACTAAAATAGTAACAACTGAAAAAATAAGAATAGAAGATTTCGTTAAAGAAAAGTTATATCAAATAAGTAATTATTCAATTAGAAATATAATTAATTATTTAGAAAAAATTAAATTATATAATAAATCAATAACTGAAGAAAATTTACATATTTTATGTACAAATATATCATATTTCTCTCTGGAAAATTATACTAAATTATCTATACAAAACAACTTTAATGAATCATTAAAAATACTTTATAATTTTTATAATATTGGATATACTTTAATGGATATTTATGATGAGTATTTTATTTATATTAAGTATTCCAATATTTTAAATAATAAACAAAAAATTATAATTAATAAAATATTATGTAAATATATTTCTATTTTTTATAATGTTCATGAAGATCCTATTGAACTTGCTTTTTTTAATAAAGAAATTATTCAAAATATATTAGAATAATATATTTTATTATATCTATTAATAGATATATGACTTCACAAATATTTATAAAGACATATCCAAAAGAATCTTTCATAAATTTTATAGAAAAATTTGCTTATAATAATAATAATAATTATTATTTGATTAATAAATCATATTATAAACGAGCGATTTTTTTAGATATAATTAAAGATTTTATTGATGATATAAAAGATTATTATCATGTATCTAAACGTAAATATATTGATAATGTTGATAATTATTCTAAATTTATGACTATAATTAGACAATTGTGTAAAATAAACAATATAAATTTTGTATCAAAAATTATTTATTCAAAATCTACATATGATATAACATATTATATATATCCATGACCAGATAATAATATATATTTACCTATATTTGTTTCACTTTCAAGAACTTGTTTTTCATTAAGTCGAGCAAACCATTGAAAGTTAATTCTATTAACTATATCATACCATGGAATGTATAATCCATATGAATCTTGATGTATATCTAAATATGTATTATTTATTAATTCATCAACTATAACCATTTTTCCATTAGCATCCTTAGTTCCAATATATAATCCATCGATTTTCATTATATTATTATTTTCTAGCCATAAATTCGCTGTTCCAATAAAATCTTGTTCTGCTACAAAATCTTTTGAGTTTAATATAGTTAAATAATTTATATATTTTTTCATATTTTCTGATTCTTGTTTACATCCAATAAAGTTAGGTTGCATAATAAATTTACTTTCATTTGCGCTTAATGTTCTATTTACAAACTCAAATGAAAACATATCACTTTTACATAATGAACTGTAATATAATTCATATAATGATTTAAAACAAACAAATGATGATGGAACTAATAATCCACCATAATAATAAAGAGTGTTCATTAGTGCTAAATTTCGTAAATGATATTTAATTGGTAGGGCAACTTTATTTAAATCAATATTCCAATTTGGAATAATGTTTTTAAAACAATCGTCATCAACTATAATAATATTAAAATCATTTTTACATTTATTTATTATACTATTAATTGTAAGATTTTGGAATGGCATATTTAAATCATTTGTATTTCTTGAACCAAAATTTAACCATCTTCTTTGATTTTTACTTGGAATTATACTATTACTATTTTCAACATATATCCATAATAAGGGTTTTGAATTTTCTAAATTATCATTATTTATCAAATATTTATTAACATATTCAATATGTTTTTTCATTTCACTGTTATTTTCATTATTTAATAATTTATGATAGTAAATATTTATAAATAAAAAAATTACAATAAATAATACATAGTAATAATTATTCATATATATTATTTAGTTATATTTTCTTTTAGATTTTTTATATTTTCTTTTTGTTTTATATTCTTTCTTTAAATTTTTATATTTTTTAGATTTTTTGTATTTTCTTTTATTTTTTTTCTTGGTTTTTTTACCATTTCCAATTTGTGAATATTTTCTTTTACTTCCAGTTAATCTTTCAGTATGTATTTCCTTTGGTTCTATATATGGATTTTCATCAACTGGTCTACAACCAATTATAGATACTTCAAAATAATCTGTATTATAATATTCAACTGTATAATTTCTAATAATACCTAATAACTCTTCTAAAGTATAAGTTCTTGTTAAATCAAAACGAAATATAGGTGCATCTAAATTACTACATACATATATACCAAACAGTTGCTGTTCAATTTCATTTGTAGCAGAATATTCTGTATTATCTATTTCTTCGCCATATTTTAATACCTCTTTTACTATAATATTTTTGTTACACATTCTATTCATTTGTTCAATTAAATATTCTCGATTATGAATATATCCAAGCATTACATTTCCTCTAGTACAAAAATAATTTATATTACATTTATAAATATTTTGAAATGTAGCATATGATCTTACTTGACCATGACCAACTATTATATAATGTGGCAAAATTTCAGGTCTTTTATAAGTTTTCATAACATCTAATTTGTATTTTTTTCCCATTGGTTCTTCATATTCTTCGTAATCTGGCAAATCATCTATTTGTGACATATATAATAAATACTTATTTTATTTGACGTAAATTTTTCCACCATTCGTTATTTAGTTTATTATTTTTTTCATTTTCTAAAGCTAGATTATAAGCTCGATTTATATTTATTTCTTCATCATTATTTTTCATATTATGTAAATAATTATTTGCTTGTTCGAGAGAAAGCGGTGTTATATTTTGATTATTTCTATGATCATTTATCTGTTGTAAATTATTAAATATATTTTGCTGATTTATATCTTCTTCAGTTACAGGTATAACACTTTCTACATATGCTTTTTTAACATCATCATATCGAAAATTTCCAAATATGTCTGATGAATATTCTTGTATTTCTTTAGATCCCAATATATTATTATCATGTAATTCTTGAATACTTTTTACTTCTTCACTCTTTATAATACTACGTAATTCTTTTTTCTTTTCATAAATATCTCGCTCCATATTATTTTTTGTAGTAGTTCTATAATCCATATTTTCATCAGATTTTAACCAATCTTCATAACCATCATTACCATTTTTAACATTTAATTTTTCAAATTCTTTATTGAACCATTCATTGAAATTATCCTTTTTTAATATTTTTTCTATTAGTAATTTATTATTTTCATCTTCTTCAATATAATACTCAGTATTTTTGTCATCTACTCTACTCTTAAAATTATATATTTGAAAAAGTATTTTATATGCTGATGAAAAAAATAAAAAATATTTTTTATCTAATTTTGATTTATCTGGATGTGTTTTTAATACAATTTTTTTAGCATTTTTCAAATCTTCTTCAGTAAAATTATTTTTTAATTTGAATAAATTCAAAAGATCATTTAAATTATAATTTTCAATATTTAAATCAAGATTTTCTAACATTTATTATTTATATATTTTACAAAAATAATTTTTATATATTAATATTCTCAAAATTATTATAGTTGGAATTATACAAACACTAAAACTTACAAAATGCTTTACTTGAATTTTTGTTAAACTTATATTAAATAAATTATATATTAAATCATGAATGTATTCTTTTTCATTTTTATGCATTTTACTTAGATGACAACCATCAAATATAAGCCAGTATATAGTTACTCCTATTGGAGCTAAAAATAATTTATAATCAAGTATAATTTTTAATGGCAAAAATGGTAATATTACAAAACTTAAGGTTACTAGATAATGTATATATAAAAAGATTTCCATATATATATATATTATTTAACATATTTTCTTATTCTATTAAAAAAGTTGTTAATTTCTCTATGATCGGAACCTGATACTGAGTCATCTGGTAAAAACCATTTTTCATGACTATTTTTACCATAATATACCATTAATTTAGGTATACCATTTATTTGTTTTTTTACTTTATAATGACCATAAATTTCAAAATTATCATCTACATCTAAATCTACGCAAATTAAATTATCTGAGAAAGTAGAAAAATTTTGTTCGCATAAATTTTTTATTTTTTGACATGGACCACACCATGTTGCTCCAAATTTTATAAGAATTGCTTGTTCTTCATTCAAATTTTCTAATAAATTTTCAAGTGTTTCTTTTGATAATTCAGTAAATACAGTTTTCTTACTCATATTATATATTTAAATATAATATGAATTTTATATATTTTTTATCTTAATTAATTAATTTGGTGATTCTGGATCTTTTGGTTCTTGTATTCCCTTTACAATTTCTTCATCTACATCTAGAGCAGTACTTTGTTTATCTAAATCACTTTCTATATTAGAAATAACATTATACATTAATATACTTGTTAATATCGCTCTAAATATTACAGAAGAACCAAAAGTATAACTTTTAAATCCTCCATAATTTTCTAATAAACCATATAAATCTTTTCTTACTGCTATCATTTCATCAACTGTATCCTCAAAACATAATGACCAATCTAAATATCCAAAATTTTCACCAGTTCTCGCTTGCTTAAAAGCCTGTCCTATTTTAGTTGTTATTCCAGGTGTTACATTATGACAGCCAAGACAATGTCGCATTATAAAAACAGATTTCAAAATTGATACTTTATAATCAATTTTTATATCATTATCTAATTGATAATTATTTGAATATCTTCTTATTAATAGATAATGTATTTTACCTGTATTATCAAAAATTAATTGTATTATATCTAAATTATCAAAAACACCATAATCTCTTTCTCTTTGTAATCCAACTTTTTTTAGTATTCCTCCACCAAATATACCTTTTTGCATAATAGTTTCTTCAATTGTTGGTCCAGGATCATAATTATTATATATATCACCATACATATCACTTTCATTAATTAATCCTGTTCTTAAAATATAATCATACAATTTACTCATAAATCCTGAATGACTCACAATAAAACAATTTTTATTAAACGCAGTTAATGCTTTAATAAACATTTTTGGATCATTTTCAGGAGAAGTAGCTCCTTTTGAACTAGAAAGTGATTCTACTGAAGTATAGTTACCTTCAATCATTACAGGAGATATTGATGAAAATTTAGCTTCAAATACTTTATAAAATGCATATAAGGCTTCTAAATTAGTAAAAGGAGCATTAACTTTATCTAAACTAGCTGGTCCTTTTAATTCTTCATTACAATAAGGAAATAAAGTATAATTATTTTCAAAAGCTTTTAAATTATTTTTATTAATAAAATTTGTTTCTAATCTTGTAATTAAACCATTATAATTTGAAATTTTATCGCAACTAGTTTTTTTAAGAGAATCATATTTATCTTTATTTTTTTTCCACCGATTATCTTTTTTTTTAAATTTTTGTTCTTCTATTACATTTAATCCACCTTTTTTATTTTTTCTATTTTTTCTATTTTTTTTTGTATTTTTTTTAGAGTATCTTTTAATATATTTTTTATTTTTTGTCATTTTACTTTTTTTATAGTTTTTATACTTTTTATATATTTTTTTTTTTGTAATTTTATTTTTCATTTATAATAAGTTTAGATATTAATTTTTCTAATCCATCTATATTAATATCTGGCATTTCAATATGAGATTCCCAAAAATATTTACAAAAGCTCCATTTTACTTTATAATCTAAACGATACCATTCTTCATGGTATGTTATCAAATATTTGAATAAATTATCTGGTAATAATTTAAGACTATTTCTGGGTAATACATATGATAATTGTGTTAATTCATTAATATTATTCTTATTTTTATTTTCTATAAATTCAGTTTCAAAATAAGGTACATATTTGTTTAGATCTTCTAATAAGGGAGGATATTCATAATTATATTTCCATCGCCAATCATAACATTCATCAGTGTAATATTTAAAAGTCCATTCTAAACCTTCCAAATAGTTTATACATATTTGTTTTCTTCTTTCATCATTAATTTCAATATCAAATAATTCTTTATAATATCTATATTGCCAACCTTCTCTTCCAATATTGATATATTTTTCAACTTTTCTATCTAATATAGGTAACAGTAATTCTTTATCTTCTTCTTTTACTGTCTGTTTTATTTTTTTCTCCATTTTGTTTCTTATTTTCATTTCTTCAATACCATATTTTTCTTCATTTATAGCAAGATCATTTATTAATTTTTTAAATATTTTCCAATTTATTTTATTGTTTTTGATTATATAGTCTTTATTAATACTAATAATATTTTTATAAGTTTCAATTAAATATGTTAGACCATTTGTTCTTAAATTTAATACTGGAAAATGTGGTAAGAAATCATTTCCAAGCATAAAACATATAAATATATAATCTAAAATATATTCATCTTCAGTATTAATCTCACATAACATATCTTGTTTAATATTTTCGCATAATTCATAAATATCTAGTAAATATTTTTCTTCTGGAAATAGTGTATTATTTAATGAATTAATAAAATGTGGTGTTTCTCTGAACAAATATATATTATTGCTTATGTAAAGATGTGAAAGACATAACATTATTAAATCAGCATCTAAACCATAAATAATTGTATTAGTGCTATTATGATATGATTTATTATTTCTTATATAATCAAATATTTTATGTTCTCCTTCACCTATTATATTTGATCCAGTAACCATAATTTCAATATTTTTGTAATTTTTATGATTATTAAAATGATTGATAATAAATTTATTTAGATCTTGCATAAATCTAGTTCCTGGTGTAATATTACATGTATCCCATTTATCAATATTATTATTTTGAAGCCAGCTTTTATATCTTCGGTTGCGTTGTTGTTCTAGTTTAGCAACAGGAGCAATACCATCAAATGCAATTATAATTTTGTTTTTAGGCTTTATAATATTTAAATATTCTTCTATTTTTTCTGAAACATATTTATATAGTTTATAATTATAATTAGTATCATTATTATAAACTATATTATTAATAGCATCATAAATAATAGAATTGCTATCGATGTATAAATTATGTATATTAATGGCATCATTAGAAAATTGTTTTATTATACTAGAGTGCCTTTTAATAAGTTGAACAAAATAATTAGGAATTCCCATTTTGTAATTATAAATAGTATGTAATAATATTTAAATATTTTATAAAATTAATTAAAAACAATTTGTAAAATTATTAAATTTGTATAATATAATATAATGAGCAATGTAATATCTAATATTAATATTTATAAAGATATTGAGGAAAAAATTTCTTTTTTGAAGGATATGATAAAAGAATCTTTTTCTGCTATGCAAAATTATAAAATTATGGATGTTATTTCAGGTAATGAATTAAATACAACAATTAATAGTTTCGATAAACTGTCAGGTGATTTAAATGAACTAAATAAAAAATTAATGACTGATATAAATATTGATTGTGAAAATGTATACAATGAAATAAAACAAATTAAAAATAAACTACTTTCTATATTTAGTAATTCTGGAACAAAATATTTTGAAAAATTAATTACTTTATTACTTGATAATAATAAGATTGAAAATATTGATAATGATAAATATAACTTATTATGTAATTATGCGCATCCTATTGGTTATAAAATTTTAGATTGGAAAAATTATCATCCATCCGCTAACAAAAATAAAAAATATATACAAAAGAATAAAATTATAGATGATAAAATGATTATTGAACATTCTAATAATCTAGAATGTTTAGATTTATCTAGAACAAATAAAACATTTCAAATACAAGTATATGGCATTAAAGTTATTATTCATAATTCTAAGAAGAGAGAAACCTATGTTATTTCAACTTTGGTAGATGATATATTATTATCGTGCATAGATAATTATTTTATAATAGATAAATATTCTAAATTAGAGAGTGAAAAACCCAAAGACAATGAATATAAAAATGAAGATTGGGAAAATTTCAAAAAATTTCTTACTTTAAAAGAACTGTTAATATTAAATAATAATGAAATATACAGTAAATACATATCAATATTAACACAAAATAATTTTTATAAACAAAAAAATATTTCACAAATAGTTAATGAATTTTTAAATAGTGATTTGTATGTTCAAAGAAATATTTTAATTAATTTACTAGTTAAATCAAATGATAATGAATATCAATATATGTCATATTTACTGTATGATTTATTGTCAAATGATAATCAGTCTTCAATAGATACTATAGAACAAACTATGTTATATGATAGTTTACCTTGGAATTGTAAAGTTTATTTTAAAAATGCGATGAAACAAACAATTAACTATACAAATCAATTATGTAATTATGATGAAACAAAAATTCCATTAGAACAACAAATTTGCTTAATGAAAGCAAGTAATAATATAAAAGAAAAAGCAATGGTTAAGTTAAAAGAAATTAAAGCTAAAAGTGAAGATACAGGTTCTAAAGCGAGACATTATTTAGATGGTTTATTAAAAATTCCTTTTGGAATATATAAAGAAGAATATATTTTATCAATAAAAAAAGAATTAAATTCACAATTTATATTTTTATTAGATTTGCCCATAATAAAAAACATAGAAAATTTTACAATTGATAAAAAAAATATTTATACTATAATAGAAATAAAAAATATAATTAAAAATATTAGTGAAAATATTCTTCCAGAAATATTAAAAAATATTAAAAATGATTATATTATTAATGTTAAAAAATTAAAAAAACCAGACATTGTAAAAATAAATACAAATATAAATAATTTTATAAATAATAATAATTACAAGCATGACAATTTAGTTATTGCTAATAAAAAAATTGATTTTTTACTTAATAATGTAAATAATTTTATAAATTCTTTAAAAGAAAAAGATGATCTTCTTAATTATTTAAAAATATTACCTGAATATGAAAATGAATATAATAATATTAAATTATTAGAAAAAAATATATTAGAAATTACAGATAAAATAGATACTATTTCACAATATATGAAAGATGTTAAAGCAAATTTAGATTCATCAGTATATGGTCATGATAATGCAAAAGAACAAATAGAAACCATTATAGCTCAATGGATAAATGGTGAAAATTCTGGCTATTGTTTTGGTTTTGAAGGTCCCCCCGGAGTGGGAAAATGTTTGTCAAAAGACACACCTATTATGCTCTCAAATGGTGAAATAAAAATGGTTCAAGATATAACTATGGAAGATAAATTAATGGGTGATGATAGCACACCACGAAATGTATTAGCATTAGGAAGTGGTGTAGAAAAAATGTATAAAATAGAGCAAATAAAAGGAGATGATTACATAGTAAACGAAAGTCATATATTAAGTTTAAAGATGACAAAAGCAGGAAAAAAAGGAGATAAACATCAAATGATATTAGGAAGAAGATATTTTAAAAATGATATAGTTGATATTAGTATAAAAGATTATTTAAGTTTACCATTGTATTTAAAAGAATGTTTAAAAGGATATAAGGTAGGTTTAGATTTTGAAGAAAAAGAAGTAGATTTAGAACCATATGCGCTAGGATATTGGTTAGGTGATGGTGATTCGTCAACTTTAAGAATAACTACAATTGAAAAACCAATCGTAGATTATTTCAAAGAATACGCTTTTGCTAATGGTTTACAAATTACACAGGGAAAAAATGAAAAAAGTATGATAACATATCATATAACAACTGGATATACAGGAGGGAGAAGTGATAAAAACAAACTATTAAATTATCTAAAAAACCATAACTTAATTAATAATAAGCATATTCCTGAAATATATAAATGTAATTCAAGAGAGAATAGATTAAAATTATTAGCTGGTTTAATTGATAGTGATGGTTATTATAATAAGATAAATAATTCATTAGAAATAACTCAAAAAAATAAGAAATTAGCAGATGATATTTTATTTTTAGTTCGCTCATTAGGATTTCGCGGAACAATGAAGGAATGCTTGAAATCTTGTATATATAAAGGCGAAAAGAAATCAGGACAATATCAAAGAATTATTATAACCGGCAGTGGTCGTGAAGAAATACCTGTATTATTAGAGAGAAAACAAGTAAAAGAACATAAACAAATAAAGGATGGATTAAATACAGGAATAAAAATAGTTCCTTTAGAAGAGGATAAATATTATGGATTTCAAATAGATGGTAATTCTAGATTTTTGTTAGGAGATTTTACAGTAACACATAATACTTCGTTAGCTAAAAAAGGTATTTCAAAATGTTTACAAGACCAGGATGGTATGTCTAGACCTTTTTCATTTATAGCTATTGGCGGTTCATCAAATGGTAGCACTTTAGAAGGACACAATTACACATATGTTGGATCTACTTGGGGAAAAATTGTAGATGTATTAATGGAAAATAAATGTATGAATCCAATAATTTTTATTGACGAATTAGATAAAATTAGTAAAACTGAACACGGTAGAGAAATAATTGGAATTTTAACTCATTTAATAGACTATACTCAAAATGATTCTTTTCAAGATAAATATTTTAATGGAGTAGATTTAGACTTATCAAAAGTATTATTTATTTTTTCATACAATGATGTTGACGCTATTGATAAGATTCTTTTGGATAGAATTCATAGAATTAAATTTAAACATCTTTCTCTAGAAGAAAAAATAACTATTACAAAAAATTTTATATTACCTGAAATATATAAAAAGGTTGGATTTGAAAATGTTATTTCCTTTGATGAAGATGTATTGATTAACATAATTAATAATTATACTTGCGAACCTGGTGTTAGAAAATTAAAAGAAATATTATTTGAAATTATTGGAAAAATTAATTTAAAATTATTAAATAATGTTTTTGATGAAAATACAAGTTTTCCAATAAATATGACATATGAAATGGTTAAAAATGATTATTTAAAAAATAGACATGAACTTAATATTAAAAATATTATCTCTGAACCAGATTTTGGTATAATTAATGGTCTGTGGGCAAATTCATTGGGTCAAGGAGGTTTATTATATATAGAAGTAAAAAAAATAATATCTTCTTCTTTATTAGAACTTAAATTAACAGGTATGCAAGGTGATGTCATGAAAGAGAGTATGAATGTAGCTAAAACAGTTGCTATAGAAAAATACATGAATTCATGTAAAATTGATAAAATTGTTGAAGAATATAAAAATATTGGTCTTCATATTCATGTTCCAGAAGGAGCAACCCCAAAAGATGGACCATCCGCGGGAGCAGCTATTACTACCGCTATTTATAGTGTTTTAATGAATAAAAAAATAAATAATTTATTTGCTTTAACCGGGGAAATATCATTGCAAGGATTTATAACAGAAATAGGAGGTTTAGATTTAAAAATATTAGGTGGAATAAAATCAGGGGCTAAGAAATTTATATATCCAAAAGGAAACACAAAAGATTTTAATGAATTTTATGAAAAATATAAAGAGAAGGAAATTTTAAAAGATATAGAATTTTATAGTGTTGAAAAGATAGATGAGGTTTTCAAATTGATTTTAATTGATTAATATATATTATAATATTTATATATATTAATATGATTCCTGGACCTTATAATTTATTGATGTTATTTGGGGGATTTGCTCCATTATTTTTAATATTATTTGTTATTTTAGCAAGTGCTTTTAATGGAACAATTCAAAATGGATTAATATATTTTTCAGGTATAATAGTTATATCTTTTTTTGCTTTTTTAATAAGTAAAATGATGGATAATTACAATATAACAGAATCAAAAATGGCGAGTTTAAGTTGTAATATACTTGCTGCTGGTCAAAAATGGACAACTCCTAATTTAGATTCTACAGTATTAGCTTTTACTTTTGTTTATTTATTATCACCTATGTTAGCAAATAGCCAACTTAATATAGAAGTATTAGTTACTATTGGTATATTATTTGTTGCTAATATTCTATTTCAGTTGAAAAATAATTGCTTAGGAAATAGTTACATGCTTGCTATTGTAGTTGGATTATTACTAGGATCTATAGGTGGATTTTTATGGTTTTTAATGTTATTTTTTACAAAAAAAGATTTATTATTTTTTAACGAATTATTATCAAATAATGTTGTATGTAATAGACCATCCAAACAAAGATTTAGATGTAATGTATATAAAAATGGTCAATTAATAAGTAGCAGTTTCTCTTAATGATTTATATAAGGTTTTAATTTTACTAAGTCTTCTAATAATTTTTTTAAAAAAAGCTTTCTTCTAAAAGAATCAGCAAGCATTTTTTCATTATACATAACACTATTATAAACTCTAAAAAATGTAATAATTATCATATTTAATTTAGCCGTTGAGTATTGTTTTTCTACTTCTTCAATATTTTTTGTGGGTTTTTTTAATTTTTTATTAACAATATTATGGAATTCACAAAGAAACGAAATTAATTCTTTTTTATTAGATATCTTATTTATATTTGAACTTTTTAAAAGTTTATTCGCATGCTCTCTACAATCTGGACAAGGTAAGTTATTACATATATCAAAAATTATTTTTATTAATATTTGCTTACAATTAACAAATTTATTTTCTATAACTTTTTGCGCCAAACTATGCATTAATATCCATGAAATATTACCCCAATCTTTTTTTGACATTTTAATATAATATAAAGAATAATATATTATATTAAATAATGAATTACGTAATAGAAGACAATTTAGATTTTTATAATTTACTAAATACTTCTAATAAACAATTAGAAGATGACATTTCTAATAATACCTTATGTTTAATATCATATGAAAAATTAACAGATAATAGCATAACTTTAAATTGTAATCATAGTTTTAATTATTATCCTTTATATCAAGAAATTTACAATCAAAAAAGAAATTTTAATAAGTATTTTGATATAAATAAACTAAAAATAAATGAAATTAAATGTCCCTAATGTAGAAATATTAATGACAAATTATTACCATATATACCTTATAAAAATGTTAAAAAAATTTCAGGTGTTAATTATCCTGAAAATTTATGTATGAAAAATAAACATACTTGTTGTTGGATATTTAAAAGTGGAAAAAATAAAGGTTCTCTGTGTAATGCAAATTCTTATATTTTAGAAGGAAAAAATTATTGTTATACTCATCATAATAAAATAAATAAATCTAAGGAAAAAGGTGTTTCTAATGAAATACAAGATACTTGGGATACTAAGTACGATGAATTTATTAAAAAATATAAAGTAGATCAACTCAAAAAAATTTTGAAAGAAAATAAACTCATAATAGGTGGTAATAAAAAAGAATTAATTATTAGAATAGTAAAAAATAATATTACTTTATAAATTTAAATAAATAATGTTAAATAGAATAATATATTATTTATTTAAATGAATACAAAAGAAGAACTTGTTGAAAATATAAAAAAATGGGTTAGTTATGATTATGAAATAAAAAATTTACAAAAATCTATGAAGGAAATAAGAGAGAAAAAAAAAGAATTAACTAAAAGTTTAATAGATGTTATGAAAAATCATGAAATTGATTGTTTTGATATAAATGATGGTAAATTACTTTATACAAAAAATAAGGTTAAAACGCCTCTTAACAAAAATAATTTAATGATTGCTTTAGAAAAATATTTTGAAAATGAAAGTATAAATGTTGAAGATGTCACCAATTTTATTTTAGATAATAGAGAGATAAAAATAAAAGAAAATTTGAAAAAAAAATAGCTACTAATATAATATTATTAAAATATATATGAATTATCTCTTACGTATATTATTTTCTATATTTTTTCTAATTTTATTAGTTAATATATTACCAATGATGTTTAATTTTTTAGATATTAAATTTTCTAGTTATAGTCTTTACATGTTTTGGATAATAGCATTAGTTATATTATCTATTTTTTTGCCATTTCAAAAAAAAAATATTTTAACTATGAATCTTTAAATTGTTTTCATTTAATAAATATAAAATTGAACTAAATATATATTTATTAAATAATTTAAATAATGGAGCGCCGTGTAGCAAAGAAATTAGATAGCCATTTTACCGAATTTAAAAATGATATAAAAAATTGGTTTCAGGAAAATAGTTGTGAGATTATTGGTGATTCTAATAAAAGTGCCTTTTTACAATATATCTTTGATTATGATAATGTTTCTTTAAGTAAAGAGGATTTTCAAAAGAGAAAACGTATTAAAAACGTTGTTCCCCAATATGATAGATGTTGTGCTTATAGAGCTAATAATGAACAATGTACCCGTAGAAAGAAAGATGGATCAAATTATTGTGGAACTCATATTAAAGGAACCCCGCATGGAATTGTTTCTTCAACTGATGTAATAGATGTAAAAATTAAAAAAACACAAATTTGGGCCGAAGAAATTAAAGGCATTTGTTATTATATTGATGATAGCAATAATGTATATGATCATGAGGATATTATTAAAAATAAAGAAAACCCAAAAATTATTGCCAAATATAAGCTTGATTTTGAGGGAAAATATTCAATTCCCGAATATGGAATTTAAATATATAAATATAAATTAAATATATTTATATGTATGATAATAATTTTTTACTTGAAATACTTGAAAAACTTAATATAAATTGCTCATATGAAGAATTAGAAGGATTTATGATAGAAAGAACATTGTTACTTAATAACGAATTATATAAAAAACTATATGAAGAAATACCAAAAATTAAAACAATTCTCTCTTCATCAAAATATAATAGTGTTCATAGTGTCGCTGAAGAAAAGCAAAAATGGCCTCTTATCAATCTACTTAGACAATTATTAAAACAATATAATTTTACTTTAACACCAAAACGTATAAGTGATGGATATGATAATGATGGTAAAAAGAAATATAAAAGATTATTTATAATAAATAAAAAAATATAAAATTTATATATTTATTAATATATATACATGTTTCAAATACTTATGATACTATCTAGTTATTATAGTTGTTATGTTTTATCTAATTCTATTTATAATAATTTTGTTATAAAAAACAATAATTATTATAACAATAATAACATCTATAATTATAATTTACGTAGATTTAACTATATAATGATACCACGAGAACCTGCTATTTTTCAAAAACTTAATAATATAAAAAAAAATATAAATCAGCGAATATCTTTTTTAAATTTTGATAATATTAAACATATTGATATTGGTGATAAATTTGTAAATTTTAATTTTGATCCTAATCTAATTATAAATCATAAAACAGATGTTTATATACATATTGAAAAATTATATAATAGATTACCAATATATCATATAGGCGTGTCATTTTTCAATGGTTATAGAACAGTAAGATATGATTATAGACCTTTTAATGAAAATGGTAGCTATATAACAATTGATAGAAAAGAAAATGATACCTTTAAAAATAATATTATTCATAGTAAAACTATATATTGGTGTCAAATAGATCTTCCACTTAATTATATTGATAAATGTGAAAGCGAGATAGTTGACAGTTATCCTAAATACAGATTGGGAATAAATGATTGTAGACATTATGCTAGACGATTAACAAAAAAAACCACAAAAAAACCTACGCCAATTTGGAAATTATATAAAATATGGAATTCTGCATAATTACCTGAATGTTATATTTATTTGTCTAGCTGTTGTATTTGTTGTATTATTTTGTGTAATTTCTTGATTACCAGTTTTTAAATCAGTTATAACTGTTTTTTTACTAGTATTACCATTTGATTGTTCTATAATAGTTTCTATTTTTTTTCCATTTATAATTTGTATTTGACTGCTTCTAGAAACAAAATTATTATTTCCCATATTTCCACCTTGCGTATTAATATTAAATGTCGAAAACATATTATTCATATTATTTATATTTATTCCCATCTCTCCCCTGAAAATATCTTTGAATATATCATGTGGATTAATATTTCTCATTGAAATGTTTTTATCTTTATTAGTTAGTAAAGCATATGCCTCTCCAATCTCTTTAAATTTTTCTTCAGCATCTTCATCTTTGTTTTTATCCGGATGATATTTTAAAGCTTTCTTTCTATAAGCTTTCTTGATTTCATCTTCATTGCTATTGGGTAATACTTCTAATATTTTACATGCTTTATTAATATCCATTTTATAATAATAATATATTATATTTAATTTTATATACTTATATATAATTAAATATTATAGTCTATTTTATTAGTATATTTATATTTTATATAATTTTCAATAGCTAATTTATTAAAAAATGTTCCATTTGTATAAATCAAGATACATACATAAATAAAAAATATTGAATTACAATAAATAAGTCTCTCCATATATGCTATATATGTCAACGACAATCCATACATTGTAATAGGAAGTCTCATATAATTATTTATATTAGCTGATATATATTTTTGTTTTTTATATGATAACATATCATTCTTAACAAGAGAAAGTATGAAATATTCTATTGCTCCCGGTAATCCACATCCCGATAATATCCATAAATTGATTATATTATATTTCCAAAAAAATATACACGGTAAAACTCCCATAAATACAAATAATATATGATGAAATAATTCAATTATATGTAATTTTTTTATAAAAAAATGATAAGTGTGTAAATATATAATATAATATACCGCTTTATAATCAGTATTTGCTTTTATAGCATATAATGGATAAAATATAAATGAGTATATATCATTTCTAATTGAATAAGTAATAAAGAAATTAATAACACTGTGTAATTGAAACCATCTTGCTCTAGAACCAAAACATTTTATTAATATAAAATCGGTAAATGGTATAACACATAAAACTTCGCCAATATTATATACATATTCAAGATTTATAATAGATCCATTAATATTAATACTATTATTAATAACATTCGTCATTTAAATAATTAATATTTAAAATACTATTAATTGTTTTTAAATATTATTAATATATTATCTACGATATTCAACATAAGGATTATAGTCTATATCAGTACAGCTTCTAGTTAATGTCGAATGTCCTGTTTTTTTACAATGACAACCTGGTTCTGCTGCTCCTGGTAATGTTACACCATTGGTTTTTGGAGCATACATAGGATTATTTTCACAACTTGGAGAATTGGGTATACAAAATTCATCCCATGGTTTTATATTAAATGTATGATAATTATCATAGTTTGTAAAAGTAACTCCTTCTTTTACTTTGAAACTATTTTTATAAATGAAAAATCCTAAAACTAAGATCGCTAATATTGTTAAAAATGTTCTCATATATATAATGTAAATAATTTAAATATTTTACTAATATTATATTAGTCTAAATGCGTTACTATAATGATATGGAATCTCTTTTAGAAACTATTAAAATGGGATTTATTCTTAATATGAAAGATAATAATGGATATTTTGAAATGTTTAATAGTATTATCTTAATATTTTTATTTTCATATATTGTAAAAAATCAGTCTTTATTAAATTATATTTCTGAAAACAGTTTTGAAAAAATGTTCTCTTTTTTTTGTAAAAAACCAGTTTGTGTTAAAATAGATGGTAAACGTTCTACTAGAACAAGCGATTATATTTGTAGAACAGATAATTTATTTAGCAATCGTTTTCAGGCTATTTGGTATTATATTAATATTTCTCATAATAATCCAAGTATTTATAGTGTTAAAGAATTTGCTACAAGTAGTAATAATTATGACGATTATAGAATGGCAGGTAGTGATTGTAATGAAAAAACAAATAAGATGACAAATGATATTTTTATTGTAGATCAACTACAAAAATTCAAATTAAATGATGATATTTATTGTAAAGTATATATTTATTCTGATAGTATTGAAAATAATAATAATAAGAATAGTTCTACAATCAATGTTGAAACAATATTAATTGAAATATTTTCTTATACATTATCTTTAATTGAGGTTAAAGAATTTGTTAATGATATTACGGAGAGATATATGTCACATATTAGAGATAAACGTCATAGTAAAAAATTTATTTATACTTTTATTGGTGGTTCAAAAGATAATGATCGCTATGAAGATAATTTATGTGTTTGGGAAGAATGTGAATTTAATTCAACAAGAAACTTTAATAATCTATATTTTGATGATAAACAAATGCTGTTGGATAAAATAAATTTTTTTAATACAAATAAAGAATGGTATTCTATTGAAGGTCATCCATATACTCTAGGTATTGGTTTATTTGGTCCTCCGGGAACAGGAAAAACTTCAGTAATCAAATGTATTGCTAATATGCTAAATCGACATTTAATAATAATTCCATTAAATAAAATAAAAACTCAACGTGAATTTTCAAAGTATTATTTTGAAACACAATACAATAGAAATAATGATTCTAATAGTATTAATTTTGATAATAAAATTATTGTATTAGAAGATATTGATTGTATGGACGTTATTGTTAAGCAGCGCAAAATAAAAAAAAATAATGATACAGAAGATGAATTTTCTGAGATTAGTTCTTGTGAAGGAGATAATGATATTGATAATAATGAAAATATTAAAAAGAAGTTTCATAAATTAAAGAAAAATTTAAATAATTATAAAAATAGTTATAACCTTATGATGAAAGAAAATGATAATGATAATATTACATTATCTTTCTTATTAAATATTATTGATGGAATAAGAGAGACACCTGGTCGTATTTTAATTATTACAAGCAATGACTATCATAGTCTAGATAAGGCACTTGTAAGACCAGGAAGAATTGATTATACTCTAGAAATGAAAAATTGTAGTATTAAAACAATAAATGATATGTATTATCATTATTATAAAGAATCTCTAGATAATGATATTATTAATAAGCTAAAAGATTATCAAATAAGTCCCGCATCAATGGTAAATATACATCTTATGAGTATTAATAAGAAAGATTTTTTGAATAATTTATTAGAAAAATTTGAAGTTAATTAGATAATTTTAACTAAAAGGGGCGGTGGGGAAATTCCCCACGAAGAAAAAAATTGAAAAAGAAATAGAAAAAGAGGGAAGTGGTAAAAAAGAGAAGATGAATTCAAAGATGGAGAGAGCGATGTCAAAGATGTTGTTGGAAGTAGTAACAGAGATAAGTTCAAAG